GGATGTCAACGCCGAGGCGGATACCGCGCTTTCCGACTACGGCGCCCTGAAGCCCACCGTGGCGAGCAGGACGCTGGACGTCACGGCCACTGGGGAGGCGGGTATCGATTGGGCCAACATCGGGGCGCCGACCACGGTTGTGGACCTCTCGGCGACGAAGGTCAAGACAGCCACGGACGTCGAGACGGACACGCAGGACATCCAGACGCGCGTTCCGGCAGTGTTGGTCGGCGGCCGGATGGATGCCAGTGTGGGAGCGATGGCTGCCGGAGTGGTGACTGCCGCCGCAGTGGCTACCGGTGCCATCGACGCCGATGCGCTGGCGGCTGATGCGGGAACCGAGATCGCCGCGGCGGTTGACACGCTCCTGACCACCAACCACGATGCCGGGTCCTGGGGCGGCGGCGGGGGTGGCGGCGCAAACACGGTGACGATCACGGTGGTGGACGACGCGGCCGCGGTCATCGTCGGGGCAGGCGTGACGATCAAGAACAGCGCCCAAACGGCGGTCATTGCGGCTGGTGTGACCGGCCTACTCGGCACCGTGGTCTTTAACCTGGACGACGGCTCATACAAAGCGCTGGTGACCAGTACGCCTGCTTATGACGCACTCGCGGCCCAAACGCTGACGGTGAGCGGGACCACTACGGCCACTTACACCCTGACGCGGACCACGATCAGCGCCCCGAGCGATCCGGCTCTCTGCCGGGTGTACGGCTACCTGCGGCTGCCGGACAATTCGGTGGCGGCGTCGGTGGACATCACCTTCCGGCTGAAGGCACGCGGGGAGGTCCTCGCGGCGGGTATCATCCTGCGGCACGCCGAGGTGACCGTCACCACCAACGCGAGCGGATACTTCCAGGCCGATCTCATCCGGAGTGCGCTGCTCGTTCCGGAGAACAGCGGCGACTCGACGGACTACCTCGTCACCTGCGGCCTCTGCAAGATCAACGGAGCCATTACCGTGCCTTCACAGAGCACGGCTGACCTGCACGATCTGCTATGACGATCCTGATGCGCAAGCCGAAAGCGGCTCCGCTGACGGCGGCAGCCAACGAGCATCCTCAATACGAGGCACTGGCCGAGGCGCTGAACGGCCAGTGGGGACAGGTGCGGGCGTCCTTCGCCACGCTCCGACGGGCCTGGTTCGCGGCGCTCGGTCTCGGTGATCCGAAGGAGACGAGCCTGCGCGGGCGACTGGTTCAGTCGTGGAAGCAGGCCGGGAAAGACGCGCTGACGCAGACCCAAGTTGACAACGTGGATGCTGCCATCGAGCGGTTCCTCGGCGACTTCCGCGGACCGTCGGCGGGCTATCTCGGCTTCACCGATCCGAACGGGGAGCAGGGCCAAGTGCAGGAGTCGGTCTTCCTCGCGCACCGGGTAGGGGCAGGGCGCGCCATCGAGCTCCTGAACGCGGACATCCCGAACCCGGAACTGGCGGCGGGTCAGCGGCGGGTGCTGTTGGAGCAGTCCTTTGCGCGGCTCTCGGAGAATGGTAGACTGCGCTTCGAGAAGCGGCTGGACGAGATCAGGCAGGCGATGATCGACGGCGCGGCAGCCGGCGACTCCCCACTGAAGGTCGCTGCCGATCTGGGCCGGAACCTGTCCGGGTATGAACAGGGGCGGCTCCGCACGATCACACGTACGGAAATGGCAGTCAGCGCCGAGACGGCCACGCGTGAGATGTATCGGCAGCACGGAGTGAGCCGGGTCGAGGTGATCGGTGACCCCAACACCGACGAGACCTGCACTGACCGCATCGGGAATACCTACTCCATAGACGACCTGGAGAACCAGCCGCCTCTGCACCCTAACTGCTACTGTTCTTGCATTCCTGTAATAGATACAGAAGGCCAGTCATTCGTAAGAAGCGTTCGCACCGGGTGGGAGCCTGGTGTGCGGTCTTGCGCGGAGCACGGCGATTGTGAAGCGGCCGACGCGGAGTACCGCGCAAGAGGGATGCCGGAAGAACGCATCCGGTATCAGCATTGGACCGCAGAAGAACAGAAGGCGTGGTGGGGCGATAACCTATGACACCGAAACCGCGGTTCGATCTCATCCCCCCGGAGCACGTGCACCTCGTGGCGTGTCCCAAGTGCGGGCGGCAGCACGAGAGCACGGTCGGCAAGGTCGTGTGTCCGTGCGGGCAGGTGATCCTGATCCACGGGCCGAAGCGAGGGACGAAGTGAGCCGGAAATACTGGCCAGCAGAGAAACTCTCGCGATTGCAGTCAGGCGAGCAGTGGGGTAACTGGCTGGAGAACACCGGCGCCAATCTAGCGATCTCATTCAAGCTCGCACTGCGTGACGGTCCAGGATCGGAGTGCCAACACTTGGAAGGCATCCGAGAAACGCTCTTGACGATGGAAGCTGCCGTGGAAGAACTGCGGACCACGATGAATAAGGTGCTGAAGTGAGCCAGCCGCTCCGTCTGCCGCAGACCGCCGCCGAGCGGGAGTGGGATGAGGTGCTCGATCTGGCGCGGCAGGTCGGGCAGGCGATAGACCACGGCGAGGTGAAGATCACCATCCAGGACGGCCGGCCGATCCAGTTTACGGACACCCGGCAGTCACGCGACTTCGGGAGGAGGAGACGATGATCAGGACAGTCCAGGCCTGGGAGCGCGACGAGACTGGCGCGCGGGCGCGCCATCGGATCACCACTCCTCAACTCTACAATTTCGGCAGAGAGATCTGGTGGGTCGGGCCGACGTGGAAGCCTGTATGGATCGGTGAGGATGAACGGTTTGGCCCTGACCTGCGGGTTACCGGTCGGGTTGATCTGCTTCGCCGGCAGCATCAGATTGCGAGGGTTGATGGGTGGCGGTGGATCACCTGGGCTATGTGGCGAATGCTCGCTTGGGGCGAGGATCGGATGTGGACCACTATCCACTGGATGCTCAACCGTGGTTGGCTGGACGGGAGCAGGCTCGAACAGGGTCGCGCGTATCGGCCGTGGGAGATGGTGCTCAAGAGCCTTCGTCTGCCACGCCGCGGGTGAAGTGGGCAGGAATGTGATCTAGCGTGTTAGAATAGGATCTAGAACCGTCTGAGCCGTCGAACGGCAGGCCGGGTGCCCTTATGGGTGCCTGGCCTTTTTGCATTTCTGGGAGCCAATGTCCCACATCCGTGTCCGCGAATTCGACCTGCGAGACCTGGGGACCGCGTTCAAAGCGGCCGAGGTTGACGCGGCGGCGCTCGCGGCGGTGAACCAGCACACCCTCGAGCCGGTCGCGGCGGACGAGGTCACCATCCGGCAGATGGATGTGTGCCACGACCAGTACGACCGGACGCTAGAGCGGTTCCCAGTCGAGTATCTCCAGCGGTTCGCGGAGACGCTCCCCGGCAAGGGGCTGATGGCGGGCCACCAGACGCGCGGGGCGCTGCCGCTCGGCAAGTTCCACTCCGCCGAGGTGGTGAGCCGGATGCAGGATCACCCGATCTTCGTCCAGCCGGGTGGAAAGTCGCTTGCGGTGGAGCCGGTGCCCGGCTTCGAGACCAAGCGGCGGAAGGTCAATGTCCTCTCGGCAGGCTTCTACTACCCGAAGGACGCGGCCTCGGAGCCGATGGACGCCCGCATCCGGCAGGGCGTTTACAACTCAGTTTCGATCGGCTTCTCCTACGCGGACATCAACTGCGATGTGTGCAAGAAGTCGTACTTCTCGGATTGTCCGCATTGGGCAGGCTATCCGGCGGAACGCGACAATCCCGACTCGCCGCTGGTCACGCTGACCTACAGCGGCACGGCCGAGGAGATCCAGCGTCACGTTGAGGCGGTAGAGACGAGCATCGTCTACCTCGGCGCGCAGCCGAATGCCCGCATCCGCAAGGCCTACGAGATGTGCGCGGATGGGGCGGTGGATGTGCGAGCGCTCTGCTCGACGCCTTACGGCATTGATGAGGTCGCGCTCAAGGTCGCGGAAGGGCTCGCTCGCCAGTTCGGCAGCAAGCAGCGAGTGTGGGGGTTCTCTTCGGGCGGCAAGTCTTCTGTTGTAAGCGGGACCCCGGCGGATCTTGAACGGTTTTTCGGCGCATTGACAGGCGGTCACCCGGACGCCGCGGAGGATGAAGTGATGTTGGAGAAGCTTCGCAAGATGTTCGGCCTGGCCGACGACGCCGACGAGGCCGCGTGCCTGAAGGCGCTGGAGACCAGCCGGGCCGACCAGGACGGCTCCGCAGAGAAACTCGCAGCCGTCGAGAAGCGGGCTCTCGATCTGGAAGCCCAGGTGAAAGCGCTGGAGCCGGTGGCGGAGATCGGCCGGAAGGCGCTCGCGCGGACGGTGAAGTCCATCCTCGATGACGACTTCCGCCTGACGGGCACCGCCGAGAACGCGGAACTGGCGCTCATCACCGAGCACCTCTCCGAACAGCGCGACTACGAGAAGCTGATGAAGCTCGCGGACGCGAAGGCGGCGGCGGTCCTCGCCAAGTTCCCGGCCGGCACGAGTGGGGACACCAGCATCCGGGACGAGGACGAGCAGGCTCCGAAGCAGGCAGCGCGGGACGCGGCCTTTGTCTGATCTGGCGCACAACCTCGCGCTCGGGCCGGTGATCCTGGTTCCGGCGTCCGCGGCGGGCGCGCAGTGGTGGGCAGTGTATGAGCGGTTGGACCGTGGGGCGGTGATCCACGGCCGGTATCTGGGGCTTTTAGTTGGGGTGCCGGGTGAGCCGGCAGAGACGACGTTGGAACGGGCCGCCGCACTTGCGGCAGGAGGCTAGGGATGGCGCATCCATCGAGGGCAATGATTGGGGAGCGAGGACCGGAGTTGGTCCTGATGCACGCGTTCACCCTGGCTGACTACACCGGGGGCGGCACGACGGTTCCGGTGGTCGGGGGGATCGTCACTCCCTCGGCGACCGGCAATTACTACGTCAAGGCGGCGGCGAACAACGACACCCACCGCCTGGGCGTCATCGTGAAGATCGAACTCGCGGCGTCGGGCACGGCTCGCGGCTACTGCGTGGTGAAGTGGCTCGACGCTATCCGGGTCGTGCAGGTTCCCACGGACGACGTGTCCACGACGGCGCTCCTGCAGTCCGCGATTGTGGACGGCACGGACGGCAACGACGGCAACTACGACGCGGCCGCCACGACCGGGCCGCTGGTCGTCATCGCGGAGACGGCGGGCACCGGCACTACCGGCACCCTCGACTGCCTGGTATTCGGGAGCTAACGGCAATGAGCAAGACCACTGAATTCCTGAAGAATGCCGACAAGGGCTTCTACCTGGATGCCAGGACGAAGGGGATCACTCCCCTGCAGTACATGGCGGAGCAGGTCGAGCCGGAGCCGCCAGAAGTCGAGAAGGTCTACCAGCGCAAGCTCAAGCAGCTCAAGCAGGCCGACGACGGCTCCTATCGGGCCTCAGCGATCTACGATCATGCGGAGCAGGCGGCGGCGCTCGGCAAGTGCCTCACGGAGCGCAAGATCCAGGGGCGCGACCGGATCGAGAAAGCGTTCTTCGAGAGCGTGAACGACAGCAACCTGTTCCCGGCGTTCCTCGCGAACAGCATCATCGCGGGCCAGTTGGCCGGGTCGCTGGTCCCGTTCTTCGTCGCGATGGACGAGCGGGTCGATCAGCAGGTGGTCGAGAAGATCACGATGAACGAGACGGCCAGCCAGCGCCGGGCATCCCTCTCCGGTGAGGGCTCGGAACTGGCTGAACTCGTGCTGGCGCGCGCGGAAGGCAGCGTCCAGCTCTACAAGTACGGCTTCCAGCTTAAGTGGTCGTACGAGACGGCGCGGCGGATGCGGGTCAACCAGGTGGCACTCCACCTGCAGCGGGCGGGTATCCAGATGGGCATCGATCAGACGGACGACATGATCGAAGTCCTGCTCGCCGGTGACGGCACGTCCGGCTCCACGGTTGTGGATACGGATGCGGAAGTCAGCGGCACGCTCGATTACGACGAGCTCGTTCGGCTCCTGCAGGCGTTCCCCATCGGCTACCAGATGGACCGCGCCATCATCAACGATGTCAACACGAGAACCATCCTGAACATGAGCCAGTTCATGGATCCGCTCGTGCGGGTGAAGTTCCAGGACCGCGGCCTCGACCCGGCTGGAATGGACATCCTCGGGGCGCGGTTCCATCGCTGGACGAGCACCGGCAGCACGACCTTCTCCACGGACCGTATCCTCGCAGTGGACAGCCGGTTCGCGGCGGCCCGCCTGCAGGAAGGCGACATGCTGGAGGAGAGCGACCGCATCATCGAGCGCCAGCTCAACCGCACGACCATGAGCGTGTGGGAAGGCTGGATGAAGCTCGAGAACTCGGCGACGCAGGTTTTGGATATCACCGCATAGAGTAGAGTGTATTACTAAGCTCGGGCCGGAGTAACATCCGGCCTGGGTGACTTGGGGAGAATTGAAATGGGCGACCCTCTCAACACTCTGCCGCGGGCGTTCCTGGGCAACGCGGAAGCATCACCTCCCGGCGTTTCCGCGACCGGCACGCCGCTCTATGTGGGCACGGGCAGCCTCGCCGGGCTCCTCTACTCGGCAGCGGATGTGTCCGATCCGAGTACGACCCTGTTCGTCGCGGACGCCACCCAGACACTCCACATCACCGATAAGGGCGCGCGGGCCACGGACTGGGGCTTCACGAACAACGCGGATCCGACCGTCCTGGTCCACAGCAACACGACGCCGACCACGGACTACCTGCTGATTGGAAACCACAACGGGACGCAGGCGCAGATTGCCTGCGTGGGTGGCACGTTGGACATCACCGCAGTGGGAGAAGTCGTCTTCAACGAGGCGAGCGGGGACGTAGACTTCCGCATCGAGAGCAACGCCCTGTCCGCCTTCTTCAATATCGACGCCAGCGCCTGCTTGAACGGAGAGCTGTCCATCGGCGCCGCGGTGCCCACCAACCCGCAGGCGATGTTCGCTCTGCTCCCGCCCGCGAATGCGTCGGGCGTCACCACGAACCAGAGCTACTTCCACGGGACCATTCTTCCGGGGGGTGCGACGACCATCCCGGCGGGAACGGCTCCGGTGGTGGGGTCGCTCAACATCCACGAGCCGAACATCACGGCGACCGGCACGGTGACGGATGCGGTGACGCTCCGGGTTGTGGATGCGCCGACCGAAGGCTCCGCGAACTGGGCCTTCTGGGTGGACGCCGGAGCGACGCGGCTCGACGGCACGGCCTACATCGGCGACACGTCCAATGCCGGGGTAACCCTCGGCCTCACGATCAACCAGGGCGCGGCTGACGACAGCATCCTCCAACTGAAGTCCTCGGACGTGGCTCACGCGGCCACCGGGGCCGGCGGTGCGGAAACCGACACTTACGGCGCATTCGCGAAGGCGGAAGCCACGGCGGGCGGGCTCCTGATCACCGGGCTGAAGGACGGGGACGGCGTGAGCGGTCACGCTGTCCGGATTATGGGGGTCCTGGACGAGACGGCGGCCGACACTACGAAGAGCGTGGCGGGCATCGGGGTCATCACGCTCGACGCCACGCTCGAGGGGACGAACGTCCCGGCCGTCTGCGGCGCGGATGAGAACCTCCTCGTCATCCGCAACCTGACCACGACCCGGTTCATTTTCGACGCCGAGGGCAGTGCCCACGGTGACGTCGAGTGGATCGCTTTCGACGAACACGATGACCTCGCACTCCTCAACGCGTTGGAGAGCGAGTTCGCTGACCGGCGCGGCGATGCGGTCAAGATGCAGTTCGGAGCGTTCCTCGACGAACACCGGAAGGAGCTCCAGGCAGCCGGCATCGTGAACTTCTACGATCCGACGGCACCGCGCGGTATGGTAAACTTCTCCCGGCTGGCGATGCTGCTCGTGGGGGCGGTTCGGCAGGCCGGTAACAAGATCGAGGAGCTGCGGGACGAACTCGCGGCCGTGAAGGCGCTCCCTGCGTTCGGAGGGTAACCAGTGGATCGGAAACAGCTTGAGATCGAGAGGGCGGCGCTCCTGCAGCAGCGGGAGTCGCACCTCGCGAACTTCCACCGCGCATCCGGCGCGCTGGCAGTGATCGAGAACCTGCTTGCGAAGGCAGTAGCTTCAGAGGCGGCGCCGGCAGCGGAAGGCGTGTGCGTGCCAATGACGGTTGAGCCGACGGCGAAGGACCGGAACGGCAAGCGCATCGTGTCGCCGGTTCCTGAACCGGTCGAGGCGGGCGGGTAAGTGCCGCGCATCCGCGTTATGGCGCCGGGGGGGCTTCACCACCGGGCCTCGGGCTTCACAGCCTGGGGCCCGGGTGAGTACGAGTTCCCGGACGATGAGCGGTTCGCCGGGTTCCTGCAGGGCCACATCGAGCGGGGAACGTGCGTGGTGATCGATCTGGCGGAAGTCGAGGAGCCCGAGGTGCCCGAGGTGCCCGAGCCAGTGCAGGCGCCGAAGCCGCGAGGTAGACGGTGAGCCAGCAGCACGTCGATCTGCTCGGTGGGGCGGCTCGCACGTTGACCAACGTCACCCCGGGCACCACCGACGTGACGACTGCGGTCCTGCTTCGGGGGTGCCCAACCAAAAACTGGGTGCTCCATCTCAATTACGAGGGGCTCGCGGGCGATGGCGGCGATTCGTTCGTGCCGATCCTGCAGACCAGCTTCGACGGTGGAACGGTCTGGTGGGACTGCGCGGCAGCCGGCACGATGGCAGGTGGTGTGGTCGCGGCGGTCAACGAATTGATCCACTCGCCGGCCGGGGCCACGGCTCCCGCGCGGAAGGCGGCGGCGGATGGGACCACGGCCTCGACCGTGTTCGTGATGCACCTGCTCGGAAGCCACGTGCGGCTCCGGGGCAACATCACAGATGCGGACAACGATTCGCAGTGGCGGATCAACAAAGCGATCCTGACGCGCTACGAGTAACGTTTGTCGTATTCAGGCAGAGGGGCGGGCTGTGCGCGAAGCCGGCCTGCCCCGTGCATTTGAGGGGTGATCGTGGCAGCGACGGGCTTCTATTACCAGGCGCCGAGCGGTGCGGAGATCGTCAACTGGACGGGCCTCAACGCGTTCATTGAGGACTCGACCGCCGCGGTCTTCCTGGCCTGGCTGGAAGCTCTCACACCGGACGCCGAGGGCGAGGTGGCCCTGATCGTGGGTGAGGACGCCTTCGACGGGGATGGCTGGACGCAGCGGCAGGCAGGGCTCCTGCGGCGCGCGGTGGCCTATCTGATCGGCGGTGCGGCGCTCACGTCGCCAGAGGTGCAGAAGGTCACAGGGAGCCACTCGCCGCTTCGGATGGAAGATGCGCGAGAGATTGCGGATGCATCGGAACGGCTGCGAAACCGAGGGCTGGAGTTGGTGAACCTGGCATTTACGGGCATCCAGGCGAGCACTCCATTCGCGATGCCGGCGGCGGTCTCCAGCACCTTCACGAGCACGAGCAGCGACCGGACGCCGAGCGAGCGAGAGGCACTGCAGGACGAGCGAGACGACATCGGTTCCTGGGACCTGGTGAACGGATGATCACCCATAACGTGGGAAGCATAATCCAGGCGATGAACCGGCGGAAGGGCGCGGTAGTCCGCGAACTGACCGAGGCGGCGCGCGTCCTGGGCCCGGAGGTCTCCGGCGAGTGCAAGCGCATCCTGCAGAGCGAGATTTACGATGTCCCAATCCCGCTGAAGGCGTCCGCTAACCGGCGGCTAGGCAAGAACGCGCCGGTGCGGAACAAGACCACGAAGGGGAAGCACGGGCAGTGGTCGAGGAGCGGTGCGCTCAAGCGGAACGAGGGCTTTCGGGTGGTGGGGCCGGTCCTCATCCTGACCAATAACGTCAAGTATGCGGGGCCGCGGTATCGGCTGGGCACCTCGCAGGGCCGGCGCATCGTGAGTGCTGGCGTGCGGTCCGTCCAGTGGCAGGAAGAGGCGATCAGCAACAAGCGGGCGCGCATCCTGGAAGTGCGGCGGCGGCACGTCCTGCGGGCGCTATCCGCGAATACGGTGGGAGGGTAAGCGATGGCACGGAGAGATGGGGGCCTGTGCGCCTTCCTGGCGAATTCGGTAGCGGTCTCGGCACTCCACGGGTGGACTTACACGGACACCGACGTAAATGTCAACGCGACCGCGGCTGGTGACGTGTGGGAGGACAACAACAGCCTTCGCGGCAAGTTCGTGGTCGAGGCTGACGCGTTCCTCGACGTGGCGAACCCGTACGTCATCCCGAACGCACTGCGCGGAACGAAAGTGGCTTTCGTCTGCAAGGTCCTGACTGCGGACACGAACGGCATTGTGTCCGGCACGATGCTGGTGGACGAGTTCCGGATCGAAGCGGCTTTCGACGACATGATCAAGATCCACATTCGCGGCATCACGGCAGGCGTCGCTCCGACCTGGGACCTGTCGCCGGCCACCTAACCGGCGGATAATGCACCGGGGATAGGGTCGCTCCCGACACGGCGGATCCTCCAGGCCGCTTTCCCCGGTGCTATCATCTCTGGAGCAAAGCGCGAAATGGAGGCGCGCGCCAATGGCAAAAGCACCGCCGCACGAGACGCAGGGTGAGGCATTCTACGATCCGAAGCTCGACGGTATCGCGGCTGACGATTGGGCTGCCAGACAGGCTTACCTGGTGGATCTCGCGAAGAACGGCCGGCGCGAGGATGCGGTTCTCCGGCCTACCGCACCCATCGCAGCATCCACAGCCACCACGGCACCGGGCCTGACAGGCTGCTTCGACCGGAACTCGCTCTATCAGCCGCTGGAGAACCGCGCTGAACGCTACGTGATGCCGGACGGATCCTGGGTGTGGGTGCACCCGCTCTCCATCTCGGAACGGTTGGACCTGAACCTGCGGATTGCCGAAGAACTCCGAAAGGCCGGCGCGTTCAAAGAGGCGCTCGATGCCGTCGGGGCGCAGTATGTGGCTCACGACCTGCAGATCCAGACGCACTTCCGCACTCACGTCTGGCAGGCTATTTGGGTGTGCCGACAGGGGCCGGGGCCCAACTCGCCACGTGTGTTCCAGCCCGAGGACGCGGATGCGCTGCGCCTCAATCCGGGGTGGGGCGAGGCAGCGGAGCAGATTGCCAAGCTTTCGGACCGGCTCGCCAACGGCCAGAGCGAAGCGGCACAGATGAAAGAGGCGCTGACGGATTTTTTCGGCTTAATGGGGAGTTGGGGCGAGACGTTGCTTTCGCGGTGGAACACGGACTCACCGCCCGCCTCGATACGGAGCGCGTTCTCGGACTTCGTGAGCTCCGTCTGCTCTATGACGCGGCGCGGGACGCCGCTGGGAGCGGGTGATCTGGCACTGATGCGGATGGTCCTGGGGCTGCCGCCGGAAGACGCCGAGCCGGCCGAGTGTTCCTTCACGCCGGAGCGCGAATTGGCGGGGGTGGGGTAAGCCGTGCCTGCTGTCGCCGAGGACATCCTACAGACCCGGCTGGACCTGGTCGGCCTCGGCCAGTACACCGCCGGGTTCGGGCAGGCGGCGGCGGCAGCGGGCATCCTCGGCGGCAAGCTGGACGATCTCACGCGCAAGCAGCTCGGAATGGCGATCGGCGCCGGTGCTGCCGGGCTGGGGATCATCGCGGCGCTGGGGCAGGCGGCCGTCGCGGCGGACGATGAAGCGGCGAGCTTCCAGCGGGCCAGCGACAACTTCAAGGGCGCGTTCCCGGTCAACGACCTGCAGGCGTTCTCCACGCGCCTCTCCGATCTCACCGGCATCGATGACGGTAAGATTGCCTCATTGGCCGGCATTCTCGGCACCTTCCAGGTCGGGAAGGGCGATGCAGAGTCACTCGTCTTGCCGATCCTCAATGCGACCGAGGCGCTGAAGGCGCTCGGGTTGACGGCGGAGCAGGTGAGTAACCAGGTCGGGAAAGCTGTCCAGACCGGTGAGCCGACGGCGCTGCGGCGCTCTGGCATCATCCTCGATGAGGTGGCCTTCAAGGCTTCCGACGTCGCCGGCCGGGTGAAGTTGATTGCTGCGGCACTGGACGCGCAGGGCGGACCGGCGGCCGAGAAGTTCCGCGCCTCGATGGGGGGTGCGTTCCAGGCCATCAATACCGACATGCACAACATCCAGGAAGGCATCGGGGGCGCGCTCGCCCCGCTGAACAGCCTCGTGCAGGGCGTGTCGCACTTCACGAACGCGCTCTCGAAGGCGCCACCCGAGGTGTTCGGGGCTATTGCGCTGGGGGCCGGCGCGGCGGCCGTGGCGCTGCTCGTGGTCTCGGGCCGGCTGGCGTGGTCGGTCATCCAGGCAGGGAACCTCGCCGGGGCCAACGCGCGCCTGACGAACGAGACACTGAAGGCCGCGGCAGCGGCGAACACCCAGGCCGGGGCGCTGGGGAATGTTGCCCGGCAGATGAACCGGGTTCAGGCGGGCCCGCCTCCAGGGTTCACTGCTGCAGGTGCTCCGATCATTGGCGCAGGCAGCACAGGGGCAGCGGCCGCGGCTGGAGGCGGGTTCCTGTCGCGGGCGGGCGGGTTCCTGAAGTCGCCGGGCGGCGTCGCGACCATCGCGCAACTCGGCGCCATAGGCGTGCAGATGCTCCCGCCCAAGAACGTGCCGGGCGGGCAGGAAACAAAGGATTTGCTCTTTGCCGGCCTGGAAGGCGCGTCGATGGGGGCCTTGGTTGGGTCACTGGGCGGGCCTATCGGAACAGCCGTGGGGGTTGCGGTCGGTGGTATCGCCGGTGTCCTCTCTACCTACCTCGGACAAGAAGACGCACGCAAAGCGGATCCCGCGAAGTCTCCGGCACAGACCGAGGCGCAGAAGCAGACCGCGCTGCTACAGGCGCAACTGGACGAATTGAAGGCGCTCCGGCGCGGCACCGCATTCGACACGAAGACGGTCCCCGGCGCGCAACAGGTCGGTGTTGCGACGCTCAGGCAGGTGATCACATGATGAGGCGAATGGCGGGACCGCCGCCGGGGTATCGTTCCCCCCAGGTCATCCGGCGCAATCAACGGCAGGTGCGGATGGCTCTGATCTGGGTCCTTCTTCTGGCGGCTTACGTCGGCTGTTGGGTCGTCTATGGTGAGTTCCCGAACCCGTTTAACCTGCTCCGCGTGATCGTCCTGCGGTGGCTAAATGGCGGGTAGGGTCTATATCTACCTCGACCCGGAGGACTACGACCGGTGTGAGGAGCCGGGCTGGGATCGGCTCCTGACCGGGGCGCAACTCGCGAAGCTCCTGAACACCCAGCAGGGCGGGACGGGTTACAACGCCTTCTGGAACCCACCCGGGAGCAACTGGCTCCTGCCGGCGCCGCTCCATCACCGGCCGGGCTGGTATCAGGATCCCCGGATGTTCTTTCACGTTGTGAGGCGCATCAACTGGACCTTCACGAGCGGGGTCAGCGTCCACGAATACGAACTCTCCCGCACTCCGGCCGGGGCGTCCTACAATAACAACCAGGCCGTAGAGGTGCAGGTCCTCGCCACGGCCGCGCCGTTCGACTCGACCGACTTCGCTGCGATGGGCGCGGCGGCGAACCTCGCCATGCCGACCACGATGCGGACGATTGCGTTTGCGTCCGAGACACCCACCGGACACCCGCTCTCTGGCAAGGCTGACTTCCACCCGTTCATCAAACTCATCCAATACCCGGAGCCCTATGACTGGACCGTATTCGGGTTCTCGGACCTAGCCTTCCTGGTCAACGGGCCGGCGCTGCACATCCTGCGGAGCCCGGATGGCACTCGTCAAACGTGGGAACTGCTGCAGTCCGTGAAGCTCGGGAAAGGGATCGACGCGCCGAGGGCGGGTATCCCAGATCCATCCATCACGCCGAGGCAGTACCAGATTGCGATGCATCCTGTCGGTCTCGACCACCTCTTTGTGGATGTCTTCCGCGGCGAGAGCGCACTTTTTGCATTGCGGGACTCCGATACCGGCAACCCAGGGCTCCTCTTCAAAACCGCTTCCTGGTGGTGGGCCGCACCAACCGAAAGCGCGTTCGGCTTCCAGGTTCAGGTGGTCGGATATGACCGGGCAAGCACGGATGACATCCAATCCGGCATCCTCGCGGTCGGCGGGACTATCCCTAAGATGTTCTCCCTCGGTGAGCTTTACAAGCCCAACGAGGACCCGACGATTAACATCCTAAGGTTGATGCATCCGACCGACGCCGACCTCTCCAACCTGACACGTATCACCACACCGACGAGCATTAATGAGATCCTGAATGACGATGATGAGGCGCTGGAGTTCGCGCTTCAGGACGAAGCCGGCATCATCTGGAACTCGGACGGCACACACTTCGAGGGCTCCTTCGTCGTCACTCTGGAGCCCGGTTCCACTCGCTACGGCGCGCCTTACCTCGCCCCGCAGATCAAGTTCGTGACCGTGAAGTTTCCAGTCAAGCGGACTACGCGTGCCACCGACCCTCTGCTGCTCGATGATACGCAGTTTGCCAACCTGAAGGTTGAAATGAGCCTGCGTGAGCCATTAGGGAAGCGCATCAGCTTCGAGGTGACGGAACCGGACCTCGGCCTGCTCGCCTTCAACGGACTGGACCTTCGCGAGCAGTATGGGGTCCACGTCCTGCGTGATGACCCAGGCGATGCAGACCCGCTCACAATGACCGTCCTGGCGCGTGGGTGGATGCACGAAGCACCACTGGTCGAATTGCTCACCGAGGCTTCCGGGACCGGTCCGGCGCCGTGGCGGCGATACCACCTGGAGACACACGGCCTGCTCCAGCGGCTCGATCAGGAGTGGCTGTTCTCTCCTACCATCGTCAACCCGGATGGGGGCGGAGAGATCGAGCACGACTTCGCCATTAAGGACGCCCTGAAGAAGTCGGGGTTCGACGTGACCGATACGGCGTTTTTTACCTTCCACACCGATCTCTATTCCGGCACCGAGATCGCGCGCCTGCCTGGCACCCCTGATCAGTTGGTGGGAGCGGATGGTCAGGATGTAGACGACCCTTGGGCGCCGGACTGGTCGGAGCACCGCATCCAATATTGCCAGCGGGTCGCGAGAGAGTGGCGTGGCTGGCAGTTCTACGAGGTGGGCACGAAGATCCGGTATCACCCAGATATCATCACGGCGCTGCTCAACGGCGAGCCTTATTTCGTCTCCGCCACCATCTACCGCACCCACGCCGAAGCGACGACCGCCAGCGTCCCGGGCCAGTGCTTCGAGGCGTCACCGGAACGCTACGTGAATCCGATGGTCTGCAACTCTGTGCGAGTGACTGGGAAGGACCCGAAGGGCAATAAGGGCGACCCTGACCGACCGTTCCACGCAATCGACAAGAACACGACCAGTTGGACGGATCTCTCCAATCCAGCGGACTTCCTCGGAGAAGAACGCGTCCTCACCATCGTCGCGAAACTGGCTGTAGGGAAGGGCGCAGCGGAACAGATTGCGCGGTATCTCCTGCGGCGGTTGGGGCGACGGGAGCAGGGCTGGCAGATACGGGTGCCCATCGCTCCGTGGCAGTTCAGCCCGAACGAAGTCGAACTCGGCCGGGTGGTAAAGCTTAAAGGCACGGTGAAGGGCGACCACCTGGTAACACACCTCGGGTGGGAACTGCTCGGCCGCGGAACCGGAGCATCTGGGACCTACGTCTGGCGCACGACACTAACCTGCGAGAAGCTTCCGCCCATTGATGCGGCGGGTAACCCGGTGGTCGCCAGTCTGACGGCCGGGGACTATCCAGGGATTGGGGTCTGACATGGCTTACGAAGAAGAACGCATCCGTGATGCGTTCCGCGAGAGTGCGCGACGTGCACGGCCACATGGGGCGCGGCAGGAAGAACTCTTTCCTGTGCGAGCCGCAGGGCTTGCGGGTATCAACCCGCGCGAGGGTGACATCCTGGACCAGACCGGGAAGTACCTCGTCGGTATCGACACGATCATTGGGACCTTCACCACGTGAGCCTCGCCCTGCCGGGGTATGTGGATACGGGCATCACCGGAAGCGTCACCACCACGGCGACGGTCCGGCTCCTGATGCACACCATCCAGCAGAGCCTCAAGATCGGCTCGTGGACGCTGATCGGGACCGCGTCCATCGATAACTCCGTCCTCTGCCCCAACTTCCCACCTGATCAGTTCACCAGCCATTCCGCTTATGCCAGCATCCCTGAATTCTGCGTGTCTACGCTCGTAGACTTCATCGATTACCAGTGCCACGACGGCACAGGCGAAATGACGCAGGATCTGGACTTCGCGGAGACTACCGGACCGTGGCGGCTCGGGGTACGGATCGAACTGATCGGGACGACGGAGTATCCACAGTTTGCACAGCATTATAAGATTACATATAAATGGTTTGGTGACGAGAACACGAAGCGGGAAACGTCGCTTGGGTCAGCAAGTGCCGTCACCGGTTGGTGGAACCCAACTGGGATGGGGCCTGGCTGGAACGCAGGCTGGCAGACGACACCTAACCCAGGAATGACGCCTGTGGAGCGTGGCTTGTATGACACAGTGGTATTCGGCTGTATTCTTGAAGCCGTGGCAGGCCGCCCATTCGGCTATTCAGGAGCCACGTTCCGTTCAATGACGATCAACGGCGTGTCGGTAGATACCTCTGGGCTGGATGATGGCATCTTGCTGGGAGTGGGTTCCGGCAGCGCGAACGGCTCGGGGACGGGTGGCGGCACACAGGGGTTCCAGCCGTCCTGGGCGCTGGCTTACGATGTGGACGTGCTCAAGGCCACGAACGGCGTGACCACGGCCGCGGAAGTGGTGACCGAGAACAACGGAACCATTGTCTGCCCCTACACCGGCACGCTGTACCTGCGGCAGGTCTCGTGGGATGCTGCCGTCTTCACCGGCAACGAGAAGCTGACGATCGATACCGATTGGGCCGCTGATCAGACGGTTCCCTGGGATGTCGACGATCTACAGGTGCTGATCTGGGCTAACCCGGCGCTCGAGGCTCCCACCAGCGGCGGGCAGAGCTATCTGCCGGTGGCGGTGGATCTGCTCGCGGAACTGTCCGTCATCGTGCCGGACGGCTCCCCGGTCCTGGGCATTGGCATCGATTCTTCCTGGTCGCTCACGCTCGGCGCGGTGGGCACGGATGCACCGGCGTGGCGGAAGTGGCTGGGGGTCGGCACGCTCGGCCACGCGGAGCCGAGCTTCAACCCGGATCTGGAGAGCCGCACGAAGCACGCAGCAGGCGAGTATGTCTGGGACTGGTCCTCGTATGCCTACCTGTGGATCAGGCTTGCCCAACCGTCGGATGTGGCCTCTACGACAGCCACGCTCCGGGTGCGGGGCGTCTATGCCGTGGTGACGGACAACCACGAGACAGGTTCCTCGCGTCCCAACGCCTTCGCGGTGAGCCAGATCCCATTTGTCGCCACCTACGAATTCACCGCCGACATGGCCGGCGTCACGGTCAATCACCTGGTGGATCTGCACTTCCCTACCACGGCAAGCGTCAACGGCGTGGATGTGAATCTCTCGACGGACGCGCCCTTCTACCTCGGCCGGGTCGATGACGTGCTCCTGACGCTGGAGACGAACGCCATTCTGTGGACGATGGAGCGGTTCTCGCTCTCGTCCGAGGCGTCACCCGCGGCGCACGGCGGGCCGGGAGTGGCGCACCTCAAGCTTGACTTCGGGGCACCGGTCCAGCGCGAGGACTACGACGCGCTCCACGCGGCCCACAACGGCGCGGCCTGCATGTCCAACCTCGGGGACCGGACCGCCTGCACGGAGCTGTTCTCCCAGGACGGGCGCGCGGTGCGGGCGTTCTCTTACCTGACGGGGGCGGGCACCGGCACGATCCTCGACGCGCAGCTCTCGCTAGAGGAGTTCGTGGGCTGGCTGGATCAGATCGAGGGGTGGTCCGCGGTCTACGACAGCGCGGCGTATGAGGCGGCGAACCAGGACGGCTTCGGCAACTCGCTGGGACCGGAGCTCGCCCAGTGGCTCCGGCCGGAGATCGGCGGTAAGCAATTCGTGCCGGGTGCGGGCTGCGATCCGCAGGCGAACCCAATGGTGCGGGAACTGTGGCCAGCCGCCGGTGCAACGTTTGCGATCTACACGCGTCAGGTGCTCGGACACGGGGCGCTAGAGGCGCTCCTCTCCGCAGAAGGCGTGCGGGCTGGTCCGTCAATCTCGGTAGTGACGTCGCCCGCCACTGCACCGGAGACCACTGATCCACACGGCTACGTCAACTTCGAGGCAGTGCCGGCGAACGGGCTCGTGGCATACTCGCTGGTGGCGCCGTGAGCGTCCTGCTGCGCGCGCACGACAAACAGCGGCTTCCGCTGGTCGTTCCCGCCACTGCGGTTCCGCTCTTCCACTGCGACCTGCTCCAGCTCGGCGGGAGTGGGTGGCTCGTGCGCTCCTACGCGGTCCGCGCACCTGACGTAGCGATTACCGGCTTTTCCGTCGGCTCCGTGGTGGTCGGTATCTCGCGAGATGCAGGCGTGACCTGGAATGATCGGGTGGTGACCGTCGGAGCCAGTATTACCGGAGATGGGGCGGCTCCCACGCTCGCGCGCACGAGGTGGGATGACCTGTTTGTGTTCTTCCACGGCGGCACGGCGGCTTACGGGTGGCGGTCCGCGGACCGGGGCGAGACCTGGGCGCTGCATTCCGTCAACGTCGGCCTGACGTATCCGCGGCTCGTCGTGCAGCAGCACCGGCAAGTGCTCATCGCGCACAACGGCACGGCGCTCGTGCTGCACGAGACGGACGACTGGGGCGCGAACCTGCTGGCGTTCCAATCGATCACGGCTCCGATCCAACTGGCGGCGATGCGGGTGGATCGGCGCAACCTCGTGCACGTCATCCACCGGACCGCCGGAGACGTGCTGGAACATTCCTACTCGGTCTCTGATCGAGTCTTCACCGTGACGGGCACGCTCGCCACCGGCAAGTATCCGGCCTTCGCGGTTGGGATAGGTGACGGGTTTGTGACATACTTTAGCGGGTCCACATTGAACCTGCTGCGGCTCGATGAGACCTATGGCGCGGTCGCAGACACGGCGCCGGCGCCGGCAGCCTACCAGCGAGGCTATCTCGGGGCGCTCATCGCCCGCCGCCCGCACTGGTATGCGCTGGGCAAGCTGGGAAGCAGCATCGCGACGCGCTACAGTGACACGCGGGCCGCGTCCTGGGTGGCTCCGGTATGAGCGGTATGGGACTCTTCTTCATTCCTGTGTTCAACTTCCGTGGGCACCGATACCGCGCCCGGCTTCGTTGGCTCGGCGGGTGGCATTGGCGGGTGCTCACCGAACGGTTCCCGGAAGGGTGCGTTGCCCGCCGCTGGCTCGGTCCGTTCCTGCTCACGGTGATGATCGACTGATGGCTGTATTACCGCTGCAGGGAGCCGCCACCGGCAAGCCGTGGTCCCTCACCAGGGACACGCAACTCCGCACGCTCCTGGAAGGTGCGCTGCAGGAAGTCCTCTCCCCAGGCGTCATCAGCGGGGGAGCGGTCACGGCCACGACCGGCTATTCGGTCGAGGTGGCTTCCGGCTCCGTCTTCCACCTGAAGGGCGTACTGCTGACGCTCTCCGTCGCCCAGGCATACACCGCGGCGGTCGCCTCTTCCACGGTCTACCTGTGGGCCAAGATCACCAGGACGGCGGCGGACCAGACGCAGCCCACGGCCTCGGACACCTACGCGCTCACGGTCACGCACAACACCACGGGGGTCTCGCCGGGCGCGGAGTACTTCTGCCTGGCAATCCTCGCCACGGACGCGGCGGGCATCACGTCCGTCAATTCCGACCCGCCCGGCAAGTACGCGCGGCCGACGACGATGCTCGGCCTGCACGCGATTACCCTGACGGCTGGATCGACCACGCTCACCGCGGACCAATACCAGAGCGGGTTCCTGTCGTTCAGCGGGTCGGGGAACACGGTCGTCTTCCCGGCTGCAGCCGGGCGGCGCTGGTTCGTGGAGAACGCGCTCTCATCCGATCTGGAGTGCACGACGGCGGCGGGTGAGGGAGTCACGCTCGCGGCCGGTGAGAAGGCGCTCCTTACCACGGACGGGACGGATGTTCTGCGGGCGCTGGAGGATCCGGTCGTCTCGTCGTTGTCGGATGAGATCGCTGTCCTGGAGGCACGGCTCTACCTGCAGGAGCGCGACCTGAACAGGGTTGTATACTATCTTGGATTGAGGCTGGCGCCGGAACTGATCGGCGAGATGTCCAGCCGGTTCACTGCGGGCAGCGCCCGCCGCTAGAGGAGCAAATCTAATGGGAGCTGTCGCAGACTTTTTCGTGCGGGCGAAGGGCTGGCTCAATCCGGCCTTCAGTGGCGAGGGCGTCGAACGTGACCCGTGGTATCAGCGGGACGGCTCGCTGGTCCTGACGCCCTGGGAGGAGGCGTACGCCCGCGCGGGCCGGATGTTCGTTGGCAATCTCGGCTCGGCCACTTCTCCGGCCACCTTCGGCGCCGGCAGCATCGACACCACGGAACCGGACTGGGACCTCGCCCTGCCATCCGGTTCGCCGATCGCGGTCCTGCCTCTGTGGCTGGACATCGAAATGGAAGCCTTCGGCACAACTGCCATTTTCGAGGGGATGATGTGCACTGGAATGGGCGGCGTTCAGGGTACGATGACCAGCGTCACCCCAAAGAACGTCCGCACCGATGCTCCTTATGCTTCCGTGTGCGTGGTCGGGGGCGCCGCCGATGCGGGAGCCACTTTCATGACCAGCAACGTTGCGGAGTACTTCCGCTTCGGCATCCAGGCGGCAGCCACCATCGCCACCGGCAATGACACGAGCAGCCGCACGGGTGAGACCTACCGCTGGCGGCGTGGTATAGGGGGCTTCCCGGTCCTCATCGCCAACGGCGGGATTGCTCGTTGGAACGCGTTTGCGGCGGCGCAGGCGAGCACCGGGTTTATCTCGGCCGGGTGGCTGGAAGTGCCGAAGGAACTCGTCTGCTGATAAACTGTCCTTCGTAAACTCCAGGGCGGAACGACGACCCCGGCAAGCTTCACCGGCTGCCGGGGTCTTCTGCGTCTACTTCTCCCAGCGCGAGGGGATCTCGTCCAGCCAGGCTACTGGCGAAACCCGTTCTCTCTCTTACGGAGCTTCATTCCCTCATCCTCGTAGAAAAGATCGCTGTTCCGACCTTCTCGATCTCATCCCACGTCAATCGGGTAAATGCCCGACTTGGCGGTTCGCTGCCGCTGTTGCTTTCTGGGATTAAGACGCACGCCTGAACCCCCCAGCCCTTCACCTCTGTTACCAGAAGCAAGCAGGGGAACCACGGGTGATCTTGTGCGGTGATCTGGACAATGTCATTCACTTCTGCGCTCACTCCCTCACATCCAGCTTCCGGTACCGCCCGCGGGCCACGCGATCCCACTGGTCGGCCCGCTTGAACTCGGTCCGGAGCGCGTTCTTCACCGCGTCCGGCTGGTAGTCCGGCTCCACCTGCATCACGGCGGCGACCGCCATGGTGTACGTGGTCTCGCCGCCGATTGGGACGGCCTTCAGGTAATTCAACACGCCGGTGCGTTCGCCCAGGCCGCGCGTCCCGCCTGGCTCGTGCGGGATGAGCTTCTGGAGTGCTTTGATCTCCTCGCGGCAGGTGGCGAGCTTGCCTTCGATGCCGATACGCTCGCCGGTCAGAGCCACGAGCCGCTGTTCTGCCGCCTTCAGCGCGTGCCGGGCGTGGGAGAGGATCTCGTCCAGGGTCAGCGATTTCTCAACTTCACTCATTCCGGTCGGCTCCTTACCAGTGCTTCGCGGTCGGCCCGGCGATCTTGCGCGCCTCGTCCATCGAACCGCCGCGCAGAAGGTGCAGTTTGGCTTCGATCTCCCGGCAATGCCGCAGGCAGACATCTTTGGGCAGGCCTGGGAAGTGCAGAGTAGTCGCGGCCTGCTCGCCGCAGTTATCCATCTCACACATCTTGGGCTGCGCGGCAGCATCGAACCGTTCAGCCAGCCGACAGAGCCACGCTTGCCCTGCCGGTGTCGGGGCTTCACGCGCCAACTCGCGCAGGGCTATCGCTGTCTCTCGGCGCCTCTCGTAGGGCGTGATGCGTAGAGACGACTCGATGAGTTTCTCTGCTTCAGGGGCGCGCCCGCCATTTTCGCGGGAGGTCTTCAGCGCACCCATCAGGCCGCCCGCGAAGTCCATCCCGGTCATCTCTTCAAGCTCTTTCATCATTCGGTCGGCTCCTTCACTCACATAGCCCATACCTGCTGGAACAGGCTCCATCGGCAGCGTCGGCCTCGACCATCGGGAGGTCAAACTGCTTCCCACCTCGGCTCGTGCGGCTCCACGCCACCACCTCGTCAACCCAATTGATCACATAGCCGGGCACGCAGGGTGCAAAGAACGTGCGTCCGTTCTGTTTCTCCCACTGGCGAAGCTTGTCGATCATCTCCGGGAACCGGGCAGCCCACAGACGGATATCCTCTTTGCCGCTGTTGATGCAGGGGGCGCAGCCCACCCGAGAGAACCCGTGTGTGTAGAGTGGGTTCACCGGCTCGCCGTGCTCCTTCAGGAACGCAAACACCTCGGCTTTCGTCCAGGATGCCAGTGGATGGTTGACGTAGCAATCGAAGTAGTCATCCCATTCCCGCTCTGGCGTGTGCAGCCGCCCGCGTGGTCGGCGTCCTCCTGCTGCGATCACTGGAAGCGCCACCGAACACCCGCCACGTTCGCCTTCCTGCCACCGCACGCCGGTATACCGCTCGAAGTCTCCGTCAGGCAGGTTCTCTTCTGTCCACCGCTTCTGCGGAGCCATCTTGAGGCTCTCGGTGCAGAACTGCGCCTTACGTGAAGGGAATATTCCCTTCACGTAAGCCAGCCGGTCGAAGGTCAGCTCATCGTCATCGCTGAACTCCCGCCGCCGATCTCGGGTCGCCCCCGGCATCGTGCCACGGTTGCCCAGGTCCTTGATCAGTGGCACGACCTGAACCACCGGAAAGATGTTCTCGGAATACCACTTCACGAACTGAACGGTGATTGGATGCTCGTTCCGGCCCGCCTCGGAATTGAGCAGGATGATGTCTTCCGCCGGGACCCGCTGCCGCACCCACAGGGCGCAGGCCTGGCTGTCACAACCGCCAGAGAACCCGACGATATGCTTCATTCGGTCGGCTCCTTCGAATCCCACCACATCGCGCCGCTGTTGGCGTGGTGCTCACCGTGCCCCGCCGGACGGATGCACGGGATGCCTGTCGGGGACACCGCGCCGCACAGCGCTGGATCGGTCGTAATGGCATCCCCCAGCGCCTCCCCGAGTTCGAACATACTCTCGTCCAGGCTAGCCATCCCGTGGAAAGCTTCCAACACTTCGCGCGCCGCCTTCTCCAGCCTCGTCATAGCACTTCCTCCGGGCCGGTCCACCCACCGAAAACGTCGATCACTGCCTCGCCGGGCCTGTCGTCCCACAGGCAGACGCCACTGGTCTCGTAGCCTGCGCGGTCGAGGGCAGCGTCCAGGGCCGCAGCGCGCTCCTCCGGGACCACTGCGGTCAGGTACTCCATCCCGCAGTGGCCGGTGTCGTCCTCGCCGTCGCTGTCGTTGCTGTAGGGTGGGCCAACGTGCCCGTAGCGGCGGAAGAATGCGGCGAGGCGCCGGTAATCCTGCTTCGGCACCGGGTAGTACTTGTCGGGCCGGTACTCCTCGGCCCGGCGGCGCAGGTCGGCGGCTCGGGTGGTCATTGTAGGAAGCTCTCCATAATGCGGCGGGCGAGCAGGCAGGGCACGCCGTTCCCCACGATCCTACAAGCCAACGCGTTCTTCGTGGGTAGGATGTAATCGTCAGGCACCGACTGGAAGCGGGCGAGCGCGCGCGGGGTCATCGCCACCACGCGGTATCCGTCGGTGGCTTTCCAGCGGTCGCCGTTGGGCGCGACGCAGCGGGTCGGCTCGTCGGACTCGGAACATCCCACGCCGATCGCTGCCTGCTCGTCGCTGGTGTTCCCGCCGCCGACCAGCACTGCGCGGAATGGGTGCTGTGACTGGGAGCCAGTGAGGACCGGCGAGTCCCTCGCCGGTCCTTCTAGCCGCAGGTCGCCCGCGTAGTTCGTGGGCTTCCCATCCACCAGCACGGCTCCGCGCCGTCCGTGTCGCTGTTCGCTCGTCGTGGTGAACGCAGGCTCCGGCGGCTGGCGGGTTCCGTCGCTGTATTCCGTGGTAGCGTTCGAGACCAGCACGGCCTGCGGCATCTTCCCCTTCGAGTGATGCGAGCCAACGACCGTCATCGCAGGCTCATCCGCGCCAGCCGTGCTCGGCCTGCGGTCGGGGCAATCGCTCGGCAGGTTGGATTGCTGGCCGACGAGCAGGGCGCGGAGCGGCACCTTCGAGCCAACCTCGGCAGTCAGGGTGACCGAGCCTTCATCACAGCCCAGCAGGACGCAGGAAGGCCCGCTGTCGCCTCTCGTGGTCGCGGCACCGCTGATCAGCAGTGTCTCCAGCAACTCCGGCGGCAAGCGCTTCCTCTGCCAGTCCGCCAACCGGCTCTCCGGGAGCGTGGGTATCAGGTCCTCGACGGCCGCATACCAGCCCACCCACGGCAGCAGGCCCGCACCGAACAGGCTCTCCATCCCACCGCCACGGCAGTGGGTCGCGGTCAGCGGCGGCACCGGGCCACCGAGCACGGCCCGCAGGATCAGCCGCTTCCGGGTCTGGGCCACGCCGAAGTTCGCCGCGTTGACGTGCTGATAGGACCACTGGTAGCCGAGAGACTGAAGCTCCCGGCAGATGGCGCGGAACGAGTCGAAACTCCGATAGCCGTAGACGTTCTCCAGCACGAACCAGCGGGGCCGCGCTTCCCGCAGGGCACGGCAGACTGCCTCGGCTGCCTCACGGTCGGCTTCCGTCTCTCCCGCGTCCTGGTTCGCCACGCTGGCATTCACGCAGGACGGGGACGCCCAGAGCGCGTCAACGCCGGTAAACGGGCGGTAAGCGACATCCTGCACGCGGGCACACGTGATGTGGCTCCCCAGGTTCGCGCGGTAGGCGGCAGCAATCTCCTCATCGTATTCGACCGCACCCACCGGGACGAAGCCCGCTTGCGCCGCGCCGGTGTCCGCGAGCCCGCCGCCGCTGAATAGCGAGAGCAGATTCACTCCTCACCCCTTTCCGGCACCGGCCGGCCTTCCGATCTCGCGGCCATTCGATCCTGGGCCGCCGGTTCTCGGGGCGGGCGCAGTGGGGATGGGTGTCTCGGTGGGCATTGCTTCTCCTCGGGCGGTTCGCGCCGCCCGGCGTTTCTCGGCCTGGTGCGCGGCCACCAGGGCATCCATCCTCGTCGCCACGCTCTCCGGGTGCATACACAGATCGTGGGCCGCCCTGCTCACGTGGCGGTGATGCGGCTCGAGTCCCTCCTGCTGGAGCCAGGCGGCGAGGCGGTCCGTGGCTTTCGGTGCGCCTACCGGATATGGCAGGATCGCGAGCCGCTGCTCCGGTGGGTGCCGCCACTCCTCGCCGAGGGGCGTCGGGCGGTGGTAGGGCGTTCTCACGGGGCGGCCTCGGGCCGTTCCCAGGCCCAGATCCCCTGTGCACCTCTGGCAGGGATTGCAGGCTCGATGCGCTCCACGAGCTCCGTCACCCAGCCGTAGCGCCAAGGCGTGAAGTCGCCGAAATCCTGCTCTCCCTGCAGGTCGCGCGTACGCAGGTGCTCCGTGCGCTCGCAGGAGGTGAGCCTCACCACTGCCACGACTGATCCTAAGGGCAGTTCCCCGATGGCTTTGTAGCCTGCCCGTCCAATGGCGCGACGGATACTCTCCCAGCAGCCGTTATCGAAGGCTATGCAGTGAAGGGTCTCCCGATCCCACTTGGCGGTCGCGTGGATCGCGAGCTCCTTCCCGATCAGGTGACGCGGTGCCGCCCACGAGCGAGTCTCGATATGCTTGGCTCCAATGGCCATGAGCGTGGCCCACGGCTGCCAGAGGGAGAGGGCGTTCACTCCGCCACCTCCCCGCAGGCCGCCGCCCACGCCTCGGCTAGGGTGGGGTAAGCTCTCATCGGAACGTAGCCATTAAAGATGACCCACCCCACCTTCACGCGAGCCAGGCGATAGCCGTTAACCCTCTGAACCTCATCCACCGCCCCCAGAAGCATCCGCAGGGCCGCGCGGTCGGCAGCCGAGAAGGCCACCACGTGCGGGCTCTCGTCCTCGATTAGCGCCAGCACGCGGGCGATGTCGGCGGGAGTGGGGGTGATCGGCATTAAAAGCACATTCCAGCGTGACACCCGCCGAACAGGCCGCCTTCCCGCTCGGGCTTAAGCACTACCTGCCGAAGCGGAATGAGGCTCTTGTGAAAGTAGATGTTCGGATCGGTGAGCCGAAGCTCGTCCTCTAGATCGCAGGCCATATCCCATTCCTGCGGCGTAAGCTCTGACCATTCGGCGTCTGACTGGTTAGGGCAGTTGCGGCATCGACTGCGCGGCGGTTCGGGCCACCCGGCGCGTGCCACGGCAGCCAGGCAGCCATCAAGCCCTGTCGGCCTCACGTGCACGAGTGGGTACACCGGCTTCAGCCATTCACGCCGCGGCGCGCGAACCCGACGCCGCTCCTCGAAGCTGATACCCACCCAGTTATCGACACCGCGATCTTTCCATCCCGGCTGCTCTGCCGCCCATCGTAGGCACACGTCACGCTTCCATTCGCCAGAGCACCACTCGTTCAGTTTGGCTGGCGCGCCCGACTGATCGGTGAACGCAGGCAGGAGGGGTGTCACCCGTCCTGCCCCGCCGAAGAAGTCATGAGTCGCATAACGCTTCCTCGAAATAGCCGTGAATGGGATGCCGAGCACTTTCATCGCTGGCTTGATCCACGCGTTAACGTAACGCCACGTCGTGCGGATCTCCCACTCCAAAACGACCATACAGCAATGGTCCGGGCGTGGAAGCGAACCTTCCACGATGAGCGCGGCTATTCCGGCAGATTGCCTGCCGCCGCCACAGGACCAAAGCTGAATACGACTCATCGCAAGTGCTCCCTCATCCGGCCGCGCTTCCCCGGCACCAGGCGCGGGCCGGCCACGACCTCCAGCCGTTCCTCCGCATACTCGCACTCCGTCACCACGGCGGCCCCGTGCTGTGCGGACAGCAGCGCCATCCGCGCGTGGGTGCCGGCGCCCAGGAGCTCGTCCACCGCCTGCACGACTTCCACCGCATCCAGCCGCCCGCGCTGGTAGCCGACCAGGATCTCGCCCAGGCGGTGAAACTCCTCGTGGGTCACGTTCAGGCGCAGGCTCATCGCCCGGCTCTCTTCATCGCTGGTGGCCAGATATCCGCATCGTGTGCCCACGTGAAGGCGGTCCAGTCTTCGAACTGGAGCACCTCGGGTAGCCAGCAAAAGATGTTCTCTCTCGGGCCGACGATGACGACTTGCTTCCGCATCCCGAGGGCCAGCCCAAGTTCTACGTGGCGACCTCCCCGGCTCGCGCTGGACCGCGGCGGCTCGGTGAAGGCAATCAGCAGGTGGCATCCGGCCACGTCCTCGAAGTCGTCCGCCGCGAACCGGGCACGTAGGGCGGCGGCGCGCTCGGATTGCGAGCCGTCGTCACCTTCGACCAGCGCCTCGCCGTGGTCGCCTAGCGGCGTGCCTGCATCGCTGATCTGGTGGTTTCCGTCCAGCCAGCGGGACTGCACATCGTGGCCGACCGCCTGGAGTTGCTCGCGGTAGCGGCAGAGCTCCTCGCGGCGGGAGTATCGGGATGCCAGATAGATCCTCATCTCATACTCCCGCGAAGAGCGATGGCTGAGACGTGCTGAACTCCACTGACTCCAGGTTCCGCACCGCGATCTGCCAGTAGGCACGCTTCAACTCTACCCCAACCACACGACGACCGAGTTGAAGGGCCACGTAGAGTTCACTGCCGATCCCGGCGAAGGGGCTGAACACGACTTCGCCTGGGTTACTCCAGAGGGTCACGGGGCGCTCGATCACGTCAAGCTGGAGCGGACAGATGTGCTTCTCGTCCCCGTCTTCTCGGGCGATCTGGTAATTGAGGACGCGGGGCTGTTGGATGTCCATCCACACCGGACTAGCCCAGTCCTGCCACTGCTCCAGCGGAAATTCCGACTTCTCGTGTGGCACTGGACGCCACCGGCTCTGATCATCCCACTTCCTGAAGACCATCAGGTAATCGGCCATACCCTGCCGCGAGCCGCAGGAGTCCTTCCGCAGGTTCTTGTAAAGCAGGCCGTGATTCTTCGTGCGCTGCATCTCGATCACCGGGCACTTCCAGATCGTCACGCGGCTGTGGAACGTCCATCCACAGGCCTCGTGAGCCAGTCGGATGTCACCTGGGAAGTCATACAGTCCGGCGGCCCCGTCGCGTCCTTTATAGAGTGGAAGGTCTTTGCAGTGCACGGCCGTCAACCGGCCCGGATAGGTGCAGCGGTAGAGCTCACGGAGCATAAACCGGTAATGCTCGAAGAACTCCTCGTGGCTCGCCGCATTCCCCATATCCGCCTCGGAGTCCGAGTAGATGTAGAGATTGGAGAAGGGCGGCGAGTAGACGGACAGCGAGATACTCTCGTCGGGCAGGTCCCGCATCACCTGGCAGCAGTCGCCCTGATAGAGGGCGCAGCGGTCCGTAACGTGCTGATCGATTACTCCGTTCATCATCGGGCACCTCCTGTGAGCCACGCGGGCAAGTGGGTCTCCTGCTTCGTCTCATACCTGGAAAGCGAGAGTCGGGCCGCACCGTCGAGTTGGGTCTCTCGCATCGCCGCCACCATCGCCCGCTTCATCTCCTCGTGCGCTTCCTGCTTCTTGACGATGGCAGCCAGCACGGCCCCCTCGGTCTCCGCAAGCACGACGTGCGCGTTAACCGGGCACTTCTGCCCAAACCGCCACGAACGGCGGATTGCCTGGTACAGTTGCTCGTAGGAGTAGGACAAGCCTACGAAGGCCATATTGTGGCAGTGCTGCCAGTTCATCCCGAAGCCGCAGATGCTTGCTTTACTGATCAGGATCCGCTCTTCCCCCTGGCTGAACCGCTCGACTCGCGTCTCTTTCTCGGCCAGAGTGTCACTGCCGCGGACTTCGATGGCTTCCGGGATGACGACCCGCAGGGCGTCGGCTTCGTAGTTCGTATTGCACCAGAGGACCCACGGCCCTGGGGTATCCGCCACGAGTGCGCGCACCTTCTCTGCGCGTTCCGTGACGGTCCGCCGCATCTCGCGGTGCATCGTGGTTGCCGACAGGGTGGCGTCTCCAAAGAGCTGGTCCTGCATCCCTGGAGGTAGGCCGGCGTCCACTAGATGTTGACGGATGTTCAGCGCCGGGAGAACGAAGTCCCCTGCCTCATAACCCAGATCAGCCGGCGAGGACAGGGACACGGCCCAGGACGAGACCCAGCGCCAGTAGTCGGATGCGGCGTGTCCTTTCAAGCGGTATCCACCGGCCTTCATCGAGTCGTTGACGAACCAGCGACTGATCATCTCGTTCGAGGGCATCACGCCGAGAAACTGCGCGTGGTTCCCGAGCTCCAGGTGATCGTTCGGTGCCGGAGTGGCAGTGCAGCACAGCTTATAGCGGGTCAGTCGGAAGGTCTCCTCGATCTCCTGCTTCGTCTTGCCCATGTAATTCTTGAGGATTGACGACTCATCAAGGACCACACCACCGAACCGCGTCGCGTCGAAGTGGTGGAGCATCTCGTAATTGGCCACGTTTACGCCGGGAGTGACGTCTTCCTGGGAACGGCAGACGCTTACCGGGATGCCGAACTTCACGCCTTCGCGGTGGGTCTGCGCGGCGACGGCGAGCGGGGCGAGGATCAGGACTGGGGACTCTGTCTGGGCGCTGACGTGTCGCGCCCACTCAAGCTGCATCGGGGTCTTGCCGAGCCCGCAGTCCGCAAAGATCCCTGCGCGGCCGAGGCGCAATGCCCACCGGACGATTGCACTCTGCCACGGAAAGAGTAGGAGGCTAATCGACTCCGGGGCTACCTCGAACCCGGATTTGACGGCGGCGAGTCGTTTGGACTCGATGAACCGATCATAGTCGGTTGGTGGTAAAACCGGGTTAGCCATTCTCGCTCTTGGTAAGCGGGCAGGGTCAGGCCCCGGTTGGCGTTGACGCGCTCGCCGGGGTCGATTCATTGTTCGCCACGAACTGCGGAAGTTCCTTCACCGGCTCCCGACTCCGGCAGATCCACACCACCCACGGATGCCGCTCCCAGCGGTCGCCGGTCACCCAGCGGGTTGCACCGTAGCTCACCCACCGCGCGGAATCGTCCGGAACGAGCGCCTTGGTGCAGAGCACGTCCCGCACGTGTTTGAACCCCGCCACGGCGTTGTCATCGTCCATCTTCCGGCCGCGGCAGAAGATCAGATCGACGCTGATCGGCACGTCCAGCACCGGGTCGCCGGCCTCGCGGTAAGCCCACCTGGCGGCCAGCGCCGCGTCATCCAGCGCCTGCCGCCGGGCGCGGTTCGCCCAGTGCTGGCCTTTCATCCGGTTCGCGGAGAGACGCGATGGATCGAAGGGGACGAACAGCACGGCGAGCGGGGCAGGCTCGCTCCAGGCTTTCGCTGCCAGCCGGACCTCCACCGGCACCTGGCAGGGGGCTTCCACGAGGGCGGCGGTCATCCTGGCGTCACCTCGCGCAGGATGCGGGCGACTTTGCCAGGGGTCTCGTTCAGGCACTCCAGGTAAGCCTCTCTGCCGCCAGCGAACTCCGAAGCGATCTCATTCAGCACCGCGCCGGCCTCGACTTCATCCTCTGGCCAGGCTTCAGACTGAAGCAATCCCGCTGGTTTACCGGTCCGGTGTGACCACACCGCAGCGGCCGGTCAGGGGTAGCCGTCAACTATCCACTCGGTGCCGTGTTCTGGCGGGAACACCTCGGCCGCTTTCGCCGCTATCTCGATCTCTGCGACGGTCATCCTGCTGCCAGCTTTCGGTTGATCCGATCACGAGACTCGGACGTGAGGTCCCGCACAGCCTCGGTGAGCTCGCGGCTGTGGCTCCTGGCAGGTTGCGGCTGCCCGCCGTCCTCGAGCCGCAGGGCGAGCTGCCCACAGTGCGGCCGGAAGCTCTCGGCCATGTGCCGCACATCCTCGCGCCAGAGGCCGTATCGGTCTACGATGGCGCGGAACTCCTCCAGATCGTGGGGGAGGATGGAGAGCTTCACTTCCCCGTCGTCGTTCTCTTCACACCAGCAGTGCGCCAGCTCGTGATCGACCAGGGCGCGGCGCTGGTACCCGGACAGGTCGTCCCAGATCGGCTCACTGATCACCACGCAGAAGAAGGCGGCGCATTCCTGCAGATCCATGTCGGTCGCCAGGAAGGCGTTGCGTCCGGTGACCTTGACCGCCTCGCCCCACTTCTCTTTGCCGCCGACCTTCGGCGTGTCCGAGCGCATCAGGAAGTCAACCCGCACGCCGTAGTTCGTCAGGTGGGAATGGTAGAGGCTGGTCAACTCGCGGCCGAGTGCGGTCAGTGGCTCGTCAGTTCTGAAGGTGGTAGCCATCGTGTCTCCTCTCGTGGTCCTCAAATCGCGGGGGTTGCCTCGGCCCCGCATCGCCGCCCCTCTGCGTCCGGCACCCACTGACTTCGTGGGCATTCCTGCGGGCTCAATCAGCACCCGCACTCCTCGCGGCTCCCCGTCCCGGTCCTTCACCAACTCCCGCCCGGATTGGCGGGCTCATTCGACAATAACTCTGCGGCCTCATTGGATCTGTGATCCAACCAGAAGCGCGCGGACGCCTCCCGCTCCAGCAGTTCCATCCGGTCAATCCAGCCACGCAGGCGGCTCCAGTGGCGCTCGGCCTGCTCTGCCTGTCCCCGGTCTTTGAACCGCTGCGCGTAGGCCCGCAGCTCCCGTAGCGCCTTTCGGCAGGACGCGAGCTTCCCTTTCCGCACCTGCTCGGCCCACGGGATCTGATTCTGGGTGCCCTGGATCGGCGGGAGTGCCGCCTGCTCTGGCAGCGCTGGTCCGTCATCGAAGAGCGCGTTCATAGGTCGTCCTCGTGGCGGTCGCCCCAGCCGTCGTATCCGTCCTGGTCGAGGTCGTGGCAGGAGCACTCGCAGACCTCTCCCTCCGGCCAATCATCGTCTGCGTAATCGTCGAATGGAACGGGAGGGTGCCGCAGGGCGTAGCACTCCCTCGCGTTCGGGTGCCTGCAGATACAACCGCCGGGTGGCCTCATCCCCTCGCCCTCCGCTTCCCACGTCCCAGGATCGCATCCAGCCGCGCGCCGAGGGCGTCATACCGTGCGCGGTCAACAGGTGGCAGACGGCGGTAACTCCCGGTGAGGCTTGCCCACTCGGCCAGCACCTCCGCGCTCGTGAGCCGGGCCACCGGGGGCCGTGGATCTGGCAGCGGCGGCGTCCGTAGGAATAGCTCCAGATCGGCGGTCACTTGGCTGCCTCTTCCGCCACCGGCGCATTGCCGAGCAGCACCCCGGCGTTCAGGCGGTGCGCGTTCCTGATCAGCCTGCGGACGGCCGCTCCCTCGCTGCAGTCCCAGAGATCGGCGAACCGGCTCACAATCGCGCGCTCGTCGTCCGAGAGCATCGTTGTGAAGGCGGCGCGGCGCTGGGTTGGCTGTCTCTCTTTCATAGTCAATGTATTATCACGTATTGCAGTAGGCGTCAACGTGAGTTGAAGGCACGGGCATGCCGCGGCGCTTCAAATGCCAAGCGCTTCTGCCAAGTCATCCCCGAGCGCTTCAGCGCTCAAGAGTTCCCGCACGAGGTTGCCCGGTTCACGGTTCAGCAGTGCTGCCAGATCGTCGCCGGCATCCCCCCACTTCAGGACGGCCTGACCGGTTGCGATCACCCGGCGTTCCCATTCGGGATGCGTGTCGTGTGACTCGATCCAGGCGGTCCGCACCTTCACCACGTCCCAGAGCGCCAGCCAGTTCACCAGCGCCTGCCGCGCATCAGCCAGTCGAGGGCCGAAAGTTGGCCTTTCCAGCCCTGGAGCCGGCGATACATCGTCCGGTAGGTCTCGCCGTCCCAGTCCGGCGGAGGGGACTTCACCAGCGATTCCAGGGTCAGAGCATCGTGGTTCAGCGCCAGATACCGCTCCTGCATCTGCTGGCCTGTCCAACCCGCTGCCTGACACACCCACCGAATCCGCTGCTCGTGCCAGTCGCTCGGCGGGTTCGTGATCAGGTCCAGGCGCGCGGCTTCCACTGAGCAGGCGTTGGAGACGGGCGTGATCGGTGTCGTCGGCTGCTGCGTCGGCCAGTTGGCGCAGCCTTTCCGCCGGGTCGAACGAGGCGACGTACGGGGCATTTTTCTTCATCCTCTTTACACTCCGAAGATCTCGTAGGGGTATCCCTGACCCATCCCTTCCACGCCATAGAACGCTTTCCTGGCGCGGGTGATTGCTACGTAAGCCAGCCGGATCTCCTCTTCGCGGCGGTCGGGCCGGTTGAGGTTCTTCTGCGGTGCCCCGGTGCAGGTCATCAGGGCCGCTACGTTGTCCGCTTCCTGCCCCTTCACGCCGTGGATGGTGGATACCAGGACGCGGGGCTCCTGCATCCAGGTTCCGCGGTCCTGGGCGGCGCTGTAGGCGGTCAGGTCGCGGTCGCTGATCCCGCCGCGCAAGATCTCCAGATCGCGGGTTACGATGCGGTCGAATCCCCATTCCGTCAACCCGAGGTGGGGTAGATCGGCCAGTCCGACTTTCTCGTCGGGAGTGGTGTCGATCCGTTCCTGGATCCGCACCTTCTGCCCGTAAGCCCACGCCCCGGGGCGGTCCTTCGTGGCGGTGCTGCTGCGGTCCATCAGGGCGCCTAACGCGGACAGGGTGACCTGATCACCGTCCGAGAGGGCGTAAAGCGTCCTGACGGCTCGTAAGGGGCCCTTCTCGGCCCAGGGAGAGTAATACTGCCCGCCGCCCACGGCGTAGGGGATGCCAGCCGTCTCCAGTTCGTTGACCATCGCCGGGACGTGTGCCCAATTCCGGACGAGCACAAACCAGCTTTCGCCGTTCAACAGGTCCAATTCGCGCAAGCCGCGGACCCGTCCCACGTGTCCGTCCAACTCGCGCTTCGGGCAGAACGTGGCGTCGTCTGGGTGCCGCTCGCGCACGATATCCAGGGTGACGGGACGGAAGTCCTTTGCCACACGGTCACGGTTCTGCTGGATCACTCGTTGCGCGAGCTCCAGGACGGCGCGGGGCAGGCGCCGGGACTGGTGGAGCAGGACCACGCGTTCCGCCGCCCGGCTGTTGAAGAGCTCCGGGGACGCGCCCTGGTACCCGAAGATGGCTTGATCGTCGTCGCCCAGGCACGCCCGGTGTTCCGCGTAGTCGAAGAGGATGTCCGCGGCGCGCCAGAGGAGCGGGGTCATATCCTGCGCTTCATCGATCACCGCACAGGATACTGGCAGGGCGGCTCGCTCCGGGGCGTCCAGCACGGCCTGGAGCAGGTCGGTGAAGTCGTAGAGGCGGTTGTATCCGCCGGCCACGTGCTTCCACTCCTCGTATTCCTCGACAAACTGCAGGAACCGCGGACGCTCGACTCTTTGGAGCGTGTCGGGGTCGTAAGCATCGAACGCGTCCCAGGCGCCGGCTGCGGTGGTCTTGAGCCGGTTCCGGCCCACTTCCCAGATCGTGGCGAGGATGGCGTCTTGCCCGCCCTGCTTCTGGATCTCGTCCATATCCTCGGCCGCGGCTTTCTTCGCCGGCATCAGGTCGTAGTCGTAGCTGTCGCCGAACTCCTTGAGTTTCTTCCCGGCGGCGAGCCAGTCGCGGCCGTCCGTCCCGATGCCCAGGGCGCGTTTTGCGAGCGAGTGGATGGTGCCGCAGTAGGGCACCTCGTAGTCGTAGAGGCCGAGCGTCTTGCAGAGGCGGGACCGCGCCTCATCACAGGCCGCGTTGGTGAACGAGGAGAAGGCCATCCCAGCCGGATCGGCACCGGCCACGGCCAGTGAGTTCAGGTAGGTCGTCCCACGGTAGGTCTTCCCAGTCCCCGGAGGGCCGTAACAGCGGATCGAATCAGGCATTCTTTCTCCTCTGGTAACGAGCACAGTAGCGGCACAACCGCCGACCGTCGGCTTGGGCCTCTTCCTCTGTTCCAGATTTTCCGTGGAAAGAAGGAATGCCCCAACCGGGCGCGCAATTAGCTATGCAGTGATGATAGACCTTCGATCCTTCTATCCAGAGCCAGGTATTGGCCATCTCTTCCTGACGGGCAGCCCACTCCGGGCTGCCCTCATCTATGATCCGCATGTGTGGTCTCCGTCGGCGTGTGCCGTACAACACCACACCGGATTTCGTGCCTAAAATCCCCTGATGTGTGGTTGTGTGGTTGTGTGGCTCGCGCATTCGCGCGCGGGGAGATTTGACCACACGGCCACACATGGCCATTTTCGTGGCTAATAGTTGTGTGTAATACACCATTATTCCGGCACACTCACCACACAATCAGCACCGGTTCCGGGCACCGGCACCCGCCAGGCAAAGACGGTGCCTCGCCCTATCCGGTGGGTTTGCGGTTTCCCGCCGTGGGCTCTGACGACGTGCCAGATTTGATCGGGTGGGAGCTTGTCCACCCGGTTAGCCTGCATCCAGTGCCGGAGCGACTCTCCCTTGAACACGTAGTGGTCATCGATCCTGGCAGCCCTGCCAGCCGCAACGTCCTCAATGGTCGCATCCGGCTTGATGTTCTCAAACCAGCGCAGGATACTCTGCCAGGCTGCGCCTGGTTCTCCGGCGTCTTCCGGGGCTTCCTCGAACTGCCCCAAGCGGTTCATTCGCTCCAACGCAGGCCCGATGAACTCACGCTCCCAACGGATTTGTAGCGGGACCTTCTCCTGTATCGGATTTGAAGGCAACTCCAGCACGCAGCCCATTTCGGTGATGCATCGGAATTTGAACAGCCGCCATTCGGCCATCTCCTTCCCAGAGAGTTCGATCACTCTGCCGCGCACTGTGGCCTTATAGCGTGGCGGTGTCGATCCGATCCGAATGAGCGGGTCTAATCCGGTGAACGTCGCGACCCCAGCGGCGCCGACCCGCCAGTCCTGGGCCTCGGCCGGTTCGTAGCGGCCAACCTGGGCAGCTATCTCTGCCACGGCATCGACGGGTAGCGGCGGCTCGCAGCGTTCCGCGTTGACCACCTGGAGGGCGGCTTCAATCGCGGCCGGCTCCAGGCCGGTTCGGCGCAGCGCACCAGCCTGCGTCAACAGAGCGTGCTGTCGGCTCTGCTCTTCGATCCGTCCGCTAACCGGGGCAGTGTCCTGAAATACCGCAGGGGACGCCGACACGGGCCAACGCGGGGCACTGGTGAACGAAAGGGAGCAGAACCGGTCGGCGTCTCCCCAGAAGGCTAGAACGTCCTTCAGGGTCCTCTGCGCGCAATGGGCGTGCGAGCAGTGGAAGGTCGGCCAGACCTCACCCTGCGCCGGCCAGACGACGGTATCCGAGTCCTCGGCGGGTCGATGGTCGGAATGCTCGCCGGCCCAGGGGCACAGCACTGCATGCGCGCCGTTAGCCAGCGGCCTGCCGTAAGCTCCGTGGGCGCCGAACCAGGCCACAGCATCCAACGAGGAATAATCGCCGCGAGAGCCAGTCGCCAGCGGCGCTTTACTATTGGAAGCGCCATTCCCAACAGTGCGGACGGCAGCGACTGGAACCAGTGCGGCGAGATCTTCCAATAGCGCCCGCGGCACCGGGGCCAGTCCCTCGGCTTGCAGGATGCGGGCGATCCGGTGCGGCCGGGTTGGGATGCTGTCGCCCTTGCAAACCGCTGTCCCGTAGAATTTCCACACTCGCGAGGCGTCCTTCGTGGTCGGATCGACCGACACTTCCGGCGTATCCCACTGGGCCGCGAGCGCGTTCAGGCAGCGCTCGAAGAGGCTGTGCGTTTCCGGGTCGTTGGGCAGATCCACACGGGCGAGCAGGTGCGCTCCGTTCCCGCTGTCCGCGTAGAGCACCGGAGGCCACTGCCGCTCGATCAGCCAGGTCGCACATTCCGCGGCCCGGGTCAGGGCGGCGCGGTGTTCCGCTTCACTGGCCGAGATACCCGCCGGGCGTTTCGCGTCGAAGTCGATCAGGAGCCAGCGGCGGGCGAGGATGTCATCCGCCTTGGTGGTATGCCGGGCGAATTCTGTGGCGCGGTTACAACTGCGGGCGAGCAGGTCCGGCCGGACCGGGTTCGGGGTGACGTAGATCCCGCCGGCCTTCCCGCTCCAGAGGGCGGCGTCTCGCACCAGGGCGGCCGGATCGTCGTAGTAGCCGCTGACGGTCCCGCGGTGGCTCCCAATAACGCGGAGCTCGAGGACCTGGCCGGGCGGGAGTAGCAGAGCGGCGGCCTGTTCCAGTTGGCCGAGGTCGGGTTCTGGGTTTGGCATAGGTGATAACAAACGCCCGTCCCAGGAGACTTCACCTCCGGGGACGGGCGTCTGTAGTGCGCGGGGCACCGTGGGAGCTGCTCGGAGGTGAAGTCTCCCAGCGAGCAAGATGGTGTGAGTAATTTTACCGCATCAGGTCGCTGGTAGCAGTCCCTTATCTAGTGTGGTCGGCCTGGTGGAACACTACTTCCAGGCGTCCACGGGGCCAGTGACGGCCGGCGCCGTGGCGTAGGTCCCGTCCGGGGTCAGCGGCGGTCCTTCTTCGACGAAGGGATCGTCGGGCGGCGGCGCGTACTGTGGCGGTGCGGGCGTCGGCGCCGGTGGCTGGAACTGCTGCGCGGGTGGTGCCGCAGGCGCCGGCCGCTCCGGTGGCCGCGGCAACACCGGCGCCTGGGCCAGTCGCACGAACCGCGGTTCCACCTTCCCGGTTTCCGGGTCCGGGCTCATCAGGATCCCGAACCGCTTACCGATCAGACAGTCGGCGGTCCAGGCCGCGGCCTGCTGCGCGTCCATCGGCAGGGGCATATCACAGGCGCGGACCAGCTTGACCAGCTTCGGGATGAAGCTCGCGGCCGAGACCTGGTTCGGATCGCAGAAGTTCGTCCCGGTGAAGATGGTTTTCCGCTGCCAGGCGTTGCCCATCCACACGTCTACCGAGAACTTGAACCGCGGCCCCGGGTTGGGCTTGTCCTGGAAGGCCTTGCCTTCTACCTGCGCCCAATCAGTCACCTGCGCGGTGTAGGGTTCCGCGCGCTGCGGGAGGTCTAGTCCCCCGCCACCACCACCCCATCCAGCCATTTGCGTGTTCTCCGGGGCCGGGTCCGCAGACCATCGCCCCTGTCATTGGCGCCGTCGTGTGTGTCAATCGGGCAGGGCGCGCCGTTCCCTACCCGAAGTCTTTCAATCCGTCTTGCAGCGCTCGCGGAATGAGTAGGGGCCGAAGTCGCCTACCGCCGCGTCGCATACGCCCTGAAGTCGCGGCGTCCAGGCAGAGAGGACCTGTCGCACGTCCTCGCCGTCGGCCACTTCCAGGGTTGCCGACAATCCATATTCGCGGGTGCGGATGTCCATATTCACCTTGTCGCACATCTTGCGTCCGACCGTGATGCAGATGGTCTTAACCTGCGCCATCGTGGTCTCCTGACGGGAAACGCCCGCCTGCGGAGGTGACCTCTCCACGGGCGGGCGCTTCGGGTAGTGCCTTTACGGGACACTGCCATCGGCGCGGGAGAGGTCACCTCCTGCGCCAAAGCTTGTCGATCTACAGTTCGCCGTGGGGCTCGGTTATTCCTTCCTCTCGCAGCGGTTCTTTTCCAGTCCCGCCGCACTGCGGGCAGATCTCGTTCGTTTCGAGCGCATCGCTCCACGAGAACCAGAGCGAGCCCCGCCCCCGGCAGCGGGTGCAGCGCTCCTCTCGCGGGGCCAGTTCCTCAATCGGGATGGGTGCGGTCATCATTCCCCCTCGTGGTCGCTATCCGGGTCACAGTCCCGGCAGTAGATCATGCCGGTCTCCACCACGCAGCCGCATTGGGTGCAGGTCGGCGCGTCGGCCGCATCCAGGGCCGCCGCAAGCTCGTCCAGTGGCAGGGCGAGGCACTTCCACGGTGCGGACTGCTGCACGCGCAGCGAGCCTGTCCAGTTCGCCTGCCCGGACAGCCGTTCGTACTCGGCCAGCACGGCCCGCGCCGCTTCCCGCAGTCGGTCGCTCATCCGGTCTTCTCTTCTATGATGAGCGCCCGTATCCGATTGCGGGCCTCGTCCAGTCGATCGCAAGCAGCCTCGATCTCCTCTCGCGTCCCACGCGGCGGTGAGATCGCGTGAGCCAGATCATCGACGGCGCGCATTGCCGCCACTACGGCCTGCTTCTCTTCATCCCTCATCATTTTCGTCTTCTCCTGGGCATTCGCTGCCCGGTCCCACGAACGGATCCGGCAAGTCCTTCCCGTAGTCCTGGCACTCCGGCTCGTGGACCACGCCAGGCAGCGCATCCACGCCGGGCCAGTAATGCTCCGAGGTTGCCCCGCAGTGGGGGCAGGTGAGCCGCGCGGACGGGCCCCCGATGTTCTGCAGGCTGTGGCTCACGCTCGTTCTCCGCGCGGGCCTGCTTCCGGCGCGCGTCCAGGATGTGCCGGCCGGAACCACTGCGGCCGCTGCTGCCGGCAATCCGCGAGGCAGTCCTGCAGGTCCTCATCCGACTGCGGGTAGATGCACTGCGAGAGATACCCACGGCACCAGCGCAACGCAGGCAGCGGGAAGGCCGCCTCCGCGTGCAGCCAGTTCGCGAGGCGTTGGAGAATGGCGCCGTCGATCCTGCCGTCGTTCTCCCGTTCGCGGGCCAGGATGCGCTCTTGGCGGGCTCGTAGGTCGCTCATCGTCCGGTAAGCATCCGCGCCAGTTCGCCGCCCTGCGCGCGCGCCTTCCATTCGGCCTTAGTGATGCTCTTCACAGTCGTCGTCTCCGTGGGGCCGAACATCCCGCAGGAGCAGCGGAGGATCACCTTCCCGCCGTCGATCCCGCAGGCTCGCACCTTCCCGCCGCAGTAGGCGTGGGTGCGCTTGATCTCGTCCGGCGTGTGTTCAGTGATAATCTCGAAAGTGTTCATCCCAACTCAACTCCCTGCTCGTCGGCCACAATCCACGTTTTGAGCGCGTCTACGAAGTCCTCGACGGCCCCGCCTGAGAGGAGCATCGGTGCTCGGAAACCGCGCGGGCCAACGAAGACCGGTGACCCTGACGCAGCGTGCTCGTAGCGCAAGAACGGAGCCAACTCCCTCCGTTCCGAAAGGATGAGTTCGCGCGGGTCGAATACCTGGTCGGCATTCAGGACCTCTCCGTTCTTCACGAACTGCTCCCGGAGCGCGATCTCGGACAAGATGTAACGAATGGTCATCGGGGTGGTTCTCCTCGGGGTGGGGTATCCGCCCTCGCGCTTCTTCCTGCCGGACTGGGGACCGGCCAACGGTGGGTTACGGTGCCGGTGGTTAGCCGGCGGTGATTTACCAGCAACCAGCGTTCGAGTCAACAGGGGTCCTGACGATGCTCGGGTTCTCGATCTTAAGTCCTTTTTTCCAAGATACGACCTCAATCTCTCCGTCGTGGACGATAGCGCAGTTCATAGCGGCGGTGAGGTTACGCCCCCAGAAGAACTTTCGGGTCTTGCCAAACTGACCGGTGTAGCGCACCTGGTAAAGCTTGCTGTAGTCAGAATCCCCGATGCGGTGGGAAGGGATCGTTGGGTTGGTTGCGGTGGTCATCGGGGCGGGCTCCTCGGGTGGGGGTAGGATCAAGTTCCTACGTGTCATGTTATCACGTCAATACTGATATAGGCAGTAAACAGGGCGCCAGAGTATTGCGTAATTGTTGAGTGTTCACCTGCGTTTGGGTGGGCTGCCGCGCCGCTTCTTGCCGCGCGTCCGGTTCCCGGACCTGGGCAGGTGCACGAAACCGGCCACGCTCGCGGCGGGGATCGACCACTTACCACGGGAGGACTGCTCTGCGCCAGGGAACCGGCCGCCCTTCACCAGCACCCCGACACGTTGCCGCGAGAGCCCGAGCAGCTCGGCGGCCTGGGTCGTGGTGAGGAAGTCGCTCATTCTGCCAGCGCATCCCAGAGGCGTTCCAGCGCCTCACAAACGACGGCGGTGCGCGGGTCCGGGTCGGTTCGTGAGATGAAAACGACGACGCAATTAGGTTCCCTCACGCTGCCGCAGTAGTAGCCTTCCTGGGTGCGGGAAAGCAGCAGTCCATTCTCCGGGTGGGTGCTGTCCTCCCACTGCCGCGCACCCAGGCCAGTGCGCTCGTCGATCGCGGTCCCAGTCTCATCAATGATCATCGCTTCCTCCACTCACGGGCGAATCGGTGCTGTGGGGCGGGCTGCTTGCCCTGCAGCGTGCCGGTGTCCCGCAGGCTGATGCAGCGCGCGCAGGTAACGGCCTCGGCGGGCTTGACTACGGCGTCGTCCCAGATCTCGGCCCCGCAGAGGCTCGAGGACGACAGGCCGCGGCGCAGGTGGATCTTGCCGCCCGGCTTGCGTGGGTCCAGGGTGGCCGTCAGTTCGTCGGTCACGGCCAGAGCCTTCGGTTCATCAGGCCGTTCCCGGCTCCCATGAGCCAGCAGGCCAGCGCTCCCACGCATCCGGCGATGAGCCACAGGGCCAGCCGCATCGCGTCCAGCCGCGCTTCCCGCCGGTCCTGCTGGCGGTCGCGGGCATCCAGCACGGCGGACCACGCGTCGAGTTCTTCCTGGGATCGCACGCGGGCGGCGAGCTCGCCCTGCCGGTTGCTCATCTCGGCAAGCTCCGTCAGGTCGTAGGGGCCTCGGGTCATCGAATTGCCTCCTCTCGTGTCATCAGGACCACCATTCCATCAACGATGCGCAGAACGACGTGCGCCCCAGGCGCCAGTCCAACGCGGTGCCGCAGGTCCAGTGGGACGAGCACGCGCCGCTCCCGCCCCCGGTTCACCAGCACGGCCTGTCCCTCATCCAGCGCCAGTCCAGCACGCGGGAAGAGCCGGAGCAGTGGGAGCATCTCCACCGGCAGGAGCGCGAGCCCACGGCCACGCGGCGCGAAGAAGACCTGCTCACCGAGCCAGTCGCGCACCGGCCGCGGAAGCACGACACGACCCTTTCCGTCCAGCACGTATTCCCACTGTCCGTAGGCAGGCAGGGTGCGGCTGTCCGCCAGCGGCCGGCGGCAGGTGGGGCACGCGTTCATTCCACCACCTCCACCGAGAAGAGCAGCGTGGCGCTTGCCGGGTCCTTCCCGGTCAGCGTGGCGCGCCAGCCGTCGCCCTGGATCGGATCGAAGCCGGTCCAATCCATCGTGGGCGGCAGGTCATCGATCTCGACGCCGAGCGCGTTCGCGGCGTCATCCCACACGTCCGCGAGATATTCCCGCACTCGCGAGCGCACCGCATCCCAGGCGATGCACTGGAGTTGCGCGCGCCATTCGGCGAGGTCGTCCACCGCCGCCCGGATATGGCCGCGTTCTCTTCCGGCCGCCAATCCGGCCATAACCCGAAATGCGTAGGTGATCGTTTCTTGTTCGTCAGTCAGTTCCTGGTGTCGGGAGATGGTCGCGAGAGCCTGGATGCAGACATCATCCGTCAGGAACCCAATCCACGGGACTTGAAACGCCTGGCAGAGCACGTCACACGCTGCCAGGCTTTCGTCAACCGGCACCCAGTACTCTGCCAGATCCGCCACCGTCAGGCCGGGGTAGGTCGCCGTCATCCCGCCACCTCCAGTCCCAGCCACTTGTCCACGGCCGCGCACTGCTCCGGCGTGCGCCGGTCGGGCCGCTGGTTCGGCTCGTGGCAGTCGTAAAGGGCCACGCTGCCATTGATCTTCCAGAAAGACGCCTCGAAGCGAGTGCACTGGATGCGGTTGAGGCAGTCCACGTCCGCGAGGATCTCCAGCAGGCCGTGGGGCAGGTCGCTGCACTCAATCCCGAGCGAGCAGCCTAACTCGCCACGGCGGTTCAGTTCTGCGCGAAACCGGTCAGCGTAGAGTGTCTCAACGGCTTGCTCGTAGACGTATCCGAAGCCCATTGCCTCGTCAACCCGGTGGCCCAACGCCCATACGGCAGGCCAACAGCGCGGATCCATCTCTCGCACGACTTCCAGTGCTCGCTCCTGTGCAGCCGAAGCAATGGGGGGTGTATCAGTCATCGGGTGTGTTCTCCTCGGCGCGGTGGGTATTCCACCAGTCCACGCCTGCTTTTGTGATGGTGTAGTAGCGCCTCGGGCGCCAGCCGCGCTCCGCGGTCGGGTCGCCTTCTCTGGATGTCACGAGCCCCGCCTGCTCCAGACGGTCGAAGGCGGTATACAGCTCGCCGATGGAGATGAACCGCCCTGTCCGGTGCGTCAATTCCTTCAAGATTGGCACGCCGTAGCCGTGGCCGTAGAAGTCATCGATCACTCCCAACACAACGTGGTCGAAGGCGATCTGCCTTCGCTTCGGCGCCTGGATGAGATCGGCTATCCACTGGATCGGGTTCACGCGCAGCCTCCTTCGGATCACTACTCCCTAATACTACCAGCCATGGCAGCATTATGTCAAGAGGTGTCACGTTCGCGGCGGCGGCGCCCTGGTCGGCCTCGGGTGAACGTGGCGAGTGAGCTTGCCGGCACGAGCCAGACCGGCCCGCAGGGTGTCTCGGTCAGGACGCAGCCCGGCAGGCGCTCCGGCTGGCGCAGGCAGACGCGCCGCACGGCACGCGCGGAAAGGCCGGAGCGCGTAGCGACCTCGGAAACGCGGAGCATATCATCCATGTGGCTATACTACCACGGCTGGTAGAATTGGTGTGGCATCCTGCGGGCGCTTGGGATAGACTACCGGCGTGGGGCGCTCTTCGCCCCTGCTTCGTACACTTGAGTTCTTTGCTGGCCTCCGGCATCGGGAGAACCGCTGGGGGTCCTTCTTCTTCCGCCCGTAGCAGGGGCGGTTCAGTCCTGCGGTCAGGGGTGGTCGCGGGGGCGCTCACAGGGCGTCGTGTTCTCCGGGTGGTCCGCCCCCGGCGGGTTCAGCAGCTCGCCGGGGGTCCCCGGATGAAAAAAAAGTTGAGAGCGACCCATAAAAATGGGCATCGGGATGTCTCTCTATATGTGGAGGGCATCCGCTGTGGACATCCTACACGCAGGGTCGCTTGAAACGTGGTCCGCAATCCTCGCCCTGACGCTCGGGGCGATTGGCGCGGTGGTTACCGGGGTGAAGTGGCTGGTCGGCTTGATCCGAGACTTCGACCGGGTTCGCCGGGCGGTGGAGTGGGTAGAAGAATGCCAGGAGGACCAGGAATGCAACACCCGTCACCGGCCACACTCCCATCAGTCCGACACCCACTCCGACGGCTGACGTCGGGCGTGGCTGCCATCCTGCTCGGTCTTGCCCTGCTCGCAGTCGCCGCCTGGTGGGCTATCCGCACTGTGCTTCCCGCCCGGGCTGATGCGCCGGTTTCATCGACGGCCGCGGCAAGCTGGTCCGGCCCGGCGCTGCTGGTCTCCACCACGACACGGACCACCGTGGAGCCGATGCCGGCGGTCCACTGCCGCGGACTGACGCAGGACGGCGCTCGCTGCCGTCGTCTCGTGGCCGGCGGTGCGCTATACTGCTGGCAGCACCGGAAGGCGAAGAAGTGAGTGCGATTCGGAGGGTGGCGAGATATCCGAGAGGCTGCAACGCGTCTCCGGCGGGCGTGGCTGTCCGCGCTGCTCTGGGACACGCAGGCGCTGGAGTTTTTCTTCTTCCTGATCCTCGGCAGCCTGGCGACCTGGCGCTTTTCGCGCTGGTCTGTGTCACCGGCGGGGCTGGAGATTGTCGCCACCCTCTGGCCTGCGGTGTGTTCTACTCTGATCTGCCTCGGGCTCTTTCTCCGTTCGGATCGACTCCGCGTACTGGGTGCGGTGGCGGCTGCACTCTATTGGTGCTACCTCGCCGTCCTGGAGTTGATGGTGACGCCCCTTCGCTACGCGCCTTGGGTGGACATCCATTTTGCGGTGGCAAGCCTCTGGGTAGTGGTGGGTCGGACGGCTCGATGGTGGCCGACGCGTGACTGATGTTCCGACGAACATCGCTGGAATCGTGGCGGCGGGTATGGCGGCCTGGGCGGTATGGACTGGGCACCGGATGGGTGCGGAAGCGAAGCGGGTTGACAATATCGAGGAAAGGCTTAAGGAGTGCGAGAACGAACGGCGGCGGGAAGGCGTGCGCGGATTGATCCTGGCGACAGCATTCGCCCAGGTCGCCATCGAGCTCCGAGCATTGAGCGCACACAACGCTGCACAACAGGTCACGCTATCGACCGAGCCACTGAACCGGGCGGCTCTGGAGCGCACGGCGGCGCGGATGACGGTCGGCCTGGAGCGGGCAGCGGTCATTGCGGAAGAGCAGTCCAAGCGGCTCCAGATGGAAGCGGATGAGAGGGACTGAATGGGCACAATCTTGCTATTGGTGGCTGCCGGTCTCTTCCTGCTCGCCACGTTTGGTGTTCCGAGTGGAACGGTGCATCTGGGCTATCTCGGCCTGACGTTCCTCGCCTCGGCGATGATCGTGGGTGCCGGGTGGCCTTTCCGCAATCCGCCCGCGGGATGATCCCGCACTACTGGGAGCAGGTGCGGGAGAGCTGGCCCGAGGCGTGCGCTCTGGCGGCGCTGCTCGTCGGCCTCGGCTGGCTCGTGGGCACGCTGCCGGGGAACGTGGCGCGGCTCGTGCGGGCGTGGAGAGGGCAGTGAATTACGAGCCGCTTTCATCGACTGGGTTCGCCCACGTAAGCGAGAAGCGTGCGATGGAGATCGTCGAAGCAGCCAACCAGGAACGCGGCGCTGGCAAGTCCTTTGCTTTCACGCCTGGGACGGCCCGCGAAGTGGCATCCAGCGAAGAGGTCGAGGGCTACATCCGGTCCCTCAAGTGGTCGGATTACGTCGGCGACGAAGCGCGCACGCTGGTTGTGGGGAACATCCGGGCCTTCGCGGTGTGGCTCCGAACCCGAAAGCGAGATCAGGCTACCGACCTGGCATCCATCCAGGCCGAGATCGACCGCCAGAATGCGGCGGACCAGCCGGAACTCTGGCAGCACGCGCGGGACCTCGCCGCCCAGGCCGAGGAGCTGCTCGCCACGGTGGAGCGGTTCCGCCAATTCGAGCGGCGCGTGATGAAGCGCGACGCGGAGGAGAAGTGAATGAACCCAATTCGTGGCCTGATCGGCATTCTGCTCCAGATCCTCGCGGACACGGCCAAGATCCCATGGGCGAAGATTCTGGCGCTGGGTGAGGTCGAAGGCGCGCGCTTCGTGCTGCCGCTGTTCCGCACGGCGCTGCTCAAGCGCGCCCCGAAGGTTGGCCTGACCGCCCAGAAGCAGGGCTGGGGATACGACAGCAAGACCGCGGACCGCCCGGACGGGGACGGGCAGGCGTGGTCGGCCGATCTGGTCTATCGGTTCTTCAAGCAGCTCCCCGGTCGCCTCACCGACTGGGTGCGGGACGCGCTGGCGCACGGGGTCTATGCGCGGGTCCAGCCCGATCTCACAGCGACCACCACGCCGGAAGAGGCGGCGCGCCTGGTGGCCGAAGCGATCTACGCGGAGACGAGGGCCTGGGCGGAGCGGCTGCTCAAGGTGACGCTGTGAAGGTGACCCTCGACGCCACGAAAGAGGAGGCGGCGGCGGTCCTGGAGATGATCCAGGCGCAGTTCCCGGCCGCGAAGTCGGTCGCAGCGATCCACGGCGCGGACGCCAAGATCGAGCTCGACTTGCTCACGCCGGCCGGGCCGGTGCGGGCCGAGATTGCCGCGCACGTCGAGCCGGGTTGACTGTGGATCGAGGTCGTGAACGTGCGGAAGCGGCTCCCGCTGCTCGGCTGGGTGAAGGTCCCTGGCTGGAGCGCTATCAAAAGTAAAGTGCCCGCCGTGGTTGCACTGGAAGCGCGGCGGTTCCCGTGGCCGTGCGGGCCGCTGGCGCTGGATGTGGAGATTGGATGAGTACGGGAGAACTCGTGTTGCTCCGCCGATCCCTGTCACAGCCAGATCCGGCCTGGGTCGACGGCGGCGACTGCGGCGCGTGCGTGCTGGCAGGGCTCCTGGACATCCCGCTGGAACGGATCTACCAGGTGGCGATGCCAATACCGCGGGAGAAGCCGTACTCTCTCTGGTGGGATAACACGGTCCGGGTTCTCAGGTGGGCGCAGGGAGAGGGACTGCTGGACCGGTATATCGACCGGGTGCCTCTTTGGCCCGCCGAGGGAAAGTGGCTCTGGAATGGGTTGACGGCCGGGTGGCATATGGCGTCTCCCTGGTTCGATTACGTGCGGATGGCGATGGAGGCGGGTTATTACGCTCTCGCTCTCGTGAGCCACGAGAAGCAAGCCGGCATCCGGGCGGGGCCAGATCACTGGGTGCTGCTCGCGGGATGCCGGGAGTTCCCGGAAGAATATGACGATGGAACGGGTCCATACGTGATCCAGCGCCCGCAGGTTTTGGTCTCCTGTTCTTCGCGGTCCACACCCGCCGAAGAGTGGGTCAGTCACTACGACTTCCTTCGGGAACGGGGCGGTTTCAATGTCATCCTGGCCCGGCCTAGCGCAAGGATCGAGATAACGTGAACGGCACGACCACCGACCCGCCGAAGCCCGGCCCGCTGCCGCAGTCGCAATCGCGGCTCATCGTCTTCATCGCGGGCGCGGCGCTGTTGGCGGCGATGGGCGGCCTGATCTTCGGCCCACCGACGGCGGCGGGGCATTGTAAAGACATCGCCTTATTGATCCTCGGCATTCTCTCTGCGCTCGCGACCGGTGGGCCGCATCCGCCATCCGCGCCGGAGCCTCCGGTGCCGCCGGTGGGAGGTGGGGGATGAAGGGGTATACCGCGCTGGATATCGCCGTCTTTCTCCGCGGCACGGCAGCCTCAATCGACCGGACGTATGCCGCCGTGGATGTTTCGGACGCTATGAAAACGCTCGGCGGCATTCGGGCAGATACGCTTCGCGGGTTAGCGGAATGCATCGAAGAGGACCCGCATTCCGTGGAAGCCTGCCTTCGATTTTCCGGGGTAGAGCCGCGCGATTTAGCGTTGCCGGTAGGGGGTGGGTGATGAGCGAGCTTATCCCGGGCGACTGGCAGTGTCCGAAGTGCGTCTTCCGACTCCATAAGGCCAAGCTCTTCGCTGGTGATGGAACGGTGGCTGTGGACAGGGCCACGGTTCGCGAGGTGTGCCCAAACGACGGCGCGACGTTGGAACCGGCATATGAGCACCCGGACGATCAGCTAATCGACACGGAAGATTGCTGCCGCGAGGCTTCCTGCCCCGAGTGTCGCGGGATGGGCTTCGTGGTGATCGGCTGGCACTACCGCGATGAGCCGGGGCACATCCAGCCTCTCGGGGTGCATGGCGAACGCGGCGGCCGGCGATGACCGAGGGGCAGAAAGTCATCATCGAACACGAGGGTGTGCGCCACGTCGCGACTGTGGAGAACGTGACTCCGCGTGGCGATTTCGGATGTGGGGGATGAACCTCTGGCTCGGGCTCCTGGCAGCGATCGGCGCGGTGGTCGCGGTCTTCGTGGGCCTGCTCATCGCGCTCTCCTGCCTCGGCGAGGAAGAGCGCCGGAAATGGGACGAGAGGGGCGAATGACGAAGCGTCAGGCGTTCGTGGCCGATGTGTGGAGTGGCGAGCCCGACAAGTGGACGGGAGCGGATCTCGATGCGCGGCTTCAGGAAGTGATCGACGAGGCGATTGAGCAGTATTTAGACGCCCCCGTCCCATCTGGACTGCCGGTGCATCCGGTCTTCCCGTCCTCGGAACACCGATGACATCCGATCAACTGCGATCCATCGTCCCGCAACTGGACGAGTCGAAGGCAGCGAGCCTCGTGCCGGGCCTCAATGATGTGTGCCACAAGTACGACATCAGCACGCCACTGCGGCAGGCCGCCTTCATCGCCCAGGTAGCGCACGAGAGCGGCGGCTTCCATTTCGTGCGGGAGATCTGGGGGCCGACTGCCGCGCAGATCCGCTACGAGGGACGGAAGGACCTGGGCAACACGCACCCAGGCGACGGGCACCGGTTCCTCGGCCGCGGCTGGATCCAATTGACCGGCCGGGCGAATATGACCCACTACGGCAAGCTGCTCGGCTTCGACCTGGTGAACCACCCGGAGCTTGCCGAGGGAACGGCGGTCGCCTGGCTGACGGCCGGCGCCTACTGGAATGAGCACGGATTGAACGCGCTTGCCGACCGGGGCGACCTGGTAGCGATCACCAGGCGGATCAACGGTGGCCTGAACGGCTACGCGGTCCGCCACGCCTACTACCGGAAGGCGCTCGAAGTGCTCGGGCAGGCCGTCGCGGTGACCGCCGTCGATCACCGGGACGTCGGCGTGTTCGTGGGCCGGAAGCGCATCCCACAGGCTGACGTGATGGGCCACATCGAGGACGACGGGCGGTCATGGGTCGCGGTGCGCGTGGTGGCCGAGGCGCTCGGCTGGGACATCCGCGCGGTGGACATCCCGCATCACACCGTGGAGGTCACCAGGATGGACCCGCGCGAGCTGGTGACCTTCGCGGACTTCAGCATCCGTGGCAATACCGGGTTCGTCCCGGCGACCCAGTTCCGCAAGCTCGGCGTTCCGGTGACCTGGGACGCGGACCGGCGAGAGGTAAGCATCGGATGAGTGAGAGATACCGGGTCCAGTCAGGGACGCCTGTTGTCCCGCCGCCGAGTAATCCGGTTCGGCTCGAGGAAGTGCTCCAGCGGCTCGAGGCAGCCGAGGCGCGCATCACGGAACTGGAACGCCGCGCCGTGGGCTACCTGCGGCCGGAAGTCAAGCACGGCCGGCGGAAGTAGGGCTCACTCCGCGCTGTCCAGCAACAGGGCTTCGATCTCCAACTCCCCGGCCCCGCACTCGCCCGCGAAGCGCTCGCAGGTCGCGTAGTCCAGTCGCCGGCCGGAAGCGGTGACCAGTTCCCGCAGCTTCCGCACGATCAGCGGGCGCGGCTCGTCGTTGTGAAAGCGTCTGTGGGTGATGAGGGCGCCTCTGTGCGGGTTGTTGCAGCAAGATCGTTCGGGCGGGCACCTGAAGCTCGATTGCGGCCGGGTAAACGACACTCCACACCAGCGGCAGATGCGTGTCTCTCTCCACCTCCGTTTGGGCGGTTGGATGGGTTTCATCCTAGCAGCGGCAGCAGCGATCATTTCCCAAGGATCACCTTTGGCTGAATTCGTCCGAGGTTTCCCGAATGTCCTAACCCCTCTCCGCCATCGTTTCCGAGAAGCGTCGAGCCAATTCCCGCAGGCTAGGCCGATCCGGACCCCAGTAAAGCTCCTGCCATCTCGCCGCCGAGACTAATCGCAGCGGAGAATCGTGGCGGTTGATCAGGCAGTCGCGAGTAGTCCGAACGTAAACGCCAGCTTCCCCGAGAAGGCGTCGAAGGGTCGGCTTCGCCATTCGGTACTTCGTGGCTGTCGCGTCCAGGCCCGCTCCTGCCCGGTAATCCGCGACGGCCGCCGCGACCCGGACCGGATCGACCAGGGCGCGTTCACCGGCTCGCGGCATCTGGCTTCTCCATCTCATCCAGAGTTCCGCTGACGAAGACGTTGCAGACGACGGCGATGGTAGCCAACCAGAGCGAAGGATCGAGGCGCTTCATCTCGACCACCATCTTCGCCGCCGCGATCAGCACCGGGCACCGCTCGTAGTGGTAGGCTTCCCGGCTCTCGCGGTCGCCGGGCTCGTTGTCCCACTCGGGGAAGAATTTCGCCCCGCAGTGGGGGCAGGCTGTCAGGGCGCGGGTGCTGGTCATCCTCTACAATCCTGAGCGTGGTCGTCATAATCGCTCGGATCTACGAGGCATCCGCATCGCTCGCAGGCCATCAAATGTCCTTCATGCACGTCGGCTCCGCAGGACGAGCAGGTGAGACGCCCGCCGGTCCTGGAGAAAATGCGGCCACATCCCTCGCAGAGGTTTGCAGTCATTGGGTCGCTCACGCTCTCTCCAGTTGTCGCCCCGGCCGGATTGCCGGGGAATGCCTCTCGCCCGCTTTGCGCGGTACGCCCTGCCGGCCGTGCGAGAGGATGGGTGTGGGCTACAGCCGGGCTCGCAGTCCCATCTCGCCGAACTCGAATTCGACGCCGGGGAATTCCACGGCCAGTGCCTCGAAACTCTCTGTGGTCTGGTCCTCGAAACCATTCACCAGATCACCGGGCTTCATCGGTCCGACGATCTCCCAGGCTTCCGGGTCCTCGCGGTCGGCGAGGAAGTTCTGGAGCGCTTCGTCTGCGTGTCCCCCGAGGTCCCGCGCGGCTTCCAGCGGCCACGCTCGGCACGGTCCCTGCCAGCACGCCGGGAGCGCCTCTGAAGGATGCGTGGCGGCGTAGAAGTCACCGCGATTGTCCTCGTGGATGGTGTTGTAGGTCTCGGTGGGCATCGTGGTCTCCGGTTCACTTCGCCAGATTGCGCAGCCCCCTACATACCGGGGATGTCGATCAGGTCCTCGCAGATGGCCTCGGCACTGATCGGGAACGAGACCAACTCCTCGCGGATGGCCTCGGTGCCTACAATGTGGATCCACTCGTCGTCTTCTAATTCAGGGGTCGCCGGAAGCGTTCCGGCCGCCAGGTTTACCCACATACTCATCCCGGTGATGCTCTGGTAGCGCGTCCCGTCCGGGCTGGCGTCGAAGGCGCGGATGCTCTCCTGGTCCGGGGAGATCGCTTCGACCTGCTCTTCGGCCCAGGCCCAGTCGTCTTCGGTCGTGATAATCGCGGTGCTCATCGTGGTCTCCTTCTGCCGGTGCTTACCGGCGGGCTCCTCGGGTGTGGTCTCTACCTACAATAAAAGTATATCCCAACAGGTATACTATGTCAACGAGTTGGGGTAGGTATTTTCGGCTGGATCGACGGCTATTTTCGGGCACTCCGGCCGGTGCTGGACGGCAGGCCCCGGGTCGATGCCGGGCCAGTAAGGCTCGGACTGGGCGCCGCACTCCGGGCAGGTGAGCACGGAGCACGGGCCGCCAGTGGTGGGCTTGCGGTAAGGCCAGTTCATCTACATCATCCCCGACTGCTTCAGGCTGTACCAGCGGCCGGTTCCGTCACCGATGATGACGTGGTCCAGCACGTCGATGCCCAGTGCTTTCCCGGCTTCCATCAGGCGCCGCGTGGTGGCGATGTCCTGGGGCGACGGCTCCGGGTCGCCGCTCGGGTGGTTGTGACCCAGGATGACGGCCGCGGCGTTCGCCAGGATCGCCGGCTTGAATACCTCGCGGGGGTGAACCAGGGACTCGGTGAGCGTTCCCACCGAGACCGTGTTCAGTCCGATGACCTTGTTGCGGGCGTCCACCAGCACGACGACCATCATCTCGCGGTCGGTCCCGGCGAGGTAGTCGATGAGGATCGGGGCCACGTCGGCCGGCGACCGGATGACCTTCTCATCCACCTGCTGGCGTCCGTCGCGGACCAGCGAGCAGCGGAAGATGGGGACGTAAGCCGCGCGCCTCGCAGCAGTCGGCACCGTCAGTTCCAGATCGAGCCTGCGGCCGGTGATCGGTGATACCATTGGATCGTTCTCCTCGTCGGGGGAAAGTGAGGCTCGGGGCGCTGGCAGGCTTCCCCGAGCCTCTTCGCGTGTCTAGGCGGCAATCAGCAGCGGGCGGGCGCCGGGGCCGGCGAACTGCAGGTCGTGGGTCAGCAGGGCGTCCGCGATGCGGCGTCCATCCTCGGCAGGCAGGTCGTAGCGGACCGCTCCGAGCAGGAAGTCGGTCCACGACGGGTAATAGCAGCCTTCCTCGGTATTGAGCACGGGGGCGAAATACTCGCCGTCGGGGTTCACGATCACTAGGCGGAACATCGGGTGGGTCTCCTCGGGTCGGGGGCGGTCTCTGCTTACACTCATAGTATATCCGAACGGGTATAGAATGTCAAGTATTGACAAGAATATATCTGATAGGGTATAGTATGTGTATGAGTGAGCAGCGGTTGACGGTGGCGGAGGCGGCTGCGCGCCTGGAGGTGACCATCGGGCGCGTGAAGCGAATCCTCGCCCGCAGTCCGGAGCGGTTCCCCGGCTGCGAGTTGGTCCGCTTCGGAAAGCGGTCACGCTGGGAGATACCAGCCAAGGCGGTCGATGACTTCCTGCGTCTACCCTGCGGCAACCGCACCGATCGCCGATACCGCGGCGGCAGGAAGCCAGGTGTGAGGCCGCGCGTGAAGGCGGTGGCAGAATGATCCTCGCAACGGTCCATCCTGCCACCCGCAAGCGCAAGTCCACCTGGGGCGGCAAGCCGGCGCGGGTGAAGGCGGCGACGTCGCTCGCGGCAGCCCACATCGGCGAGTTGGAGCCGGGCCTCCACCTGACGGGTATCAGCGCAGGGCAATACTCGCTCTGGAACTGCCTCGAAGCGGTCCTCGCGCTGACCGGACCGGCGAACCTCGCCTTATCCGTGTGGCGGATGGGGATCCTCGAGGCGGAGTTGCTTCGGGACCTGAAGGCGGCCGGCACGGTCCGGGACCTGCGGCTGCTGATCGACCGGGCATACCCGCGCTTCAAGCCGCATTACGCGCGTCAGATCCAGGGCTGGTTCGGCGCCGAGGCTATTCGGTTGACGAAGACTCACCTTAAGGTGGCGGTCATCACCAACGACCGCTGGCAGGTGGTGATCCGGGGAAGCTTCAACCTCAACCTGACACTTGGCATTGAGAACTGGGACCTGGACGAGGGGCCGGAGCTTTGCGCGTTCTTCCACGAGACCTTCGACCGCCTCTGGCGCGTCGCGGAGCCGGGCTTTTTCGTCGGCAGCGGTGAGGCGAACCGCACGATGAAGCGCGGCTGGATCGATGAGGTGAGCGAGACGGACCGCGCGCTCCTGTCCGACATCTTCGGCGAGCCACTGGCAGCGGTGGAACCGCAGGCCGGGCCGCACGATAACCTGTCCTGGCTCTTCGAGGGGGGCGCGGAATGAGACCAGGATCACTGGCGGACATCCGGCCACTGCGGCGCGTCGGCGGTTGGGAAGCTTCGCGCACAGTCCGCACGGCCAGAAAGACCGCGCGGCAGGCATTCGGGCTGCTCACGCCGGGCGTCCACATCACCGGCGTCAACGCCGGCCAATTCGGCATCGGGGACACGCTCGAAGCGATCCTCGCCCAGACCGGACCGGCCTCGGTGCTGCTCTCGACCTGGAGAATGCACCCGGTGGCGGTGGAGAAGCTGCGCGAACTGACGCGCCTCGGCGACATTCGCAGCCTGCGGCTCCTGACGGATGAGAGCTTCCCCGGCGTGGCACCGGACGCGGCGCGGCTCGTGCTCAATTGGCTCGGAGCCGAAGCGGTCCGGACCACGAAAACGCACATGAAGGTGGTCGTAGTGACCAACGAGCGGTGGGCGGTCACGGTGCGCGGCACCTTCAACCTCGTTGGGGGGATCGGGATGGAGCTTTTCGACCTGGACGAGAGCGCCAACGTCGCGGCGTTCTTCGCCAACCTCTTCGACCGCATCTGGCAGCAGGGTGCGCCGGGTTACCAGTTCGGCGCGGCCCAACCGACGCTCGGTGGGGAAGACGACCTGGGCTGGCTGTTTGGGGGTGCGCGTGGGTAAGGCACGCGGGCCGGTATCCACTCCTGCGGCTCCGATCAAGTGTCAGGGGCACTGCACTGACGGCCGTCCCTGCCGCCGCTGGGCTATGCATGGTAAGCGAGTGTGCTATAAGCACGGCGGGAACAATCCCGGTCCGGTCCATCCGGGAGGAATCCCGAAGCCTGGGAGAACGCGCGTTTCGGCTTACATCGCCACCTTCGGCGACCGGTTCCGGGAGCTGGTTGAAGACCCAGACATCCTGAAGTCGGAACCCGAGATTGCGCTTTTCGATCAGTTCTTGTTGGAGCGGAAAGACCTGCTGGCGGGCGGCTTCTCAACGGCCTGGCTCAAGTCGCTGGCAGAGGCGGGCGTGGCGGTGCGGGCCGGGTGGGATGCGCAAGATGGAAAGCGGGTCCTGGCTGGCGTGAGTGAGATGGAGCGCCTGATTCAGGAAGGCGGGGAGCGGGTCGCCGCCTGGCAGGAAGTGCTCGGGGCCGCGAAGTCCAGGTCCGAACTGGCGAGTAAGGCGGCGGCGGCGCTCCAGCGGGCGGATATGGTGATGACCGAGGCGCAGATGATCGTCATTCTGGCGCGCCTGATGGAGATCGTGCGTGATGTCGCTGGAGACCAGGCAGCCTATGCGGTTGGGAGCCGGTTCGAGCGCGAAACTCTCCGCGGCGTGGTCCCAGGTCAAGGCGCTATCAACCCATCAGTTCCTCCGGCCACCAACTGACGCGCCGGCCGTGCCTGCGTTCCCGGACTGGCTCCCGCAGGTCTCGGCGCCGGGGTGGGACTGGGAGCGCCCGCACCTCCGTGCCATCCAGGCCGCGCTCCAGCGGGTGACGGCCGGCGAACTCAAGCGCCTGATGATCTTCTGCCCTCCCAGGCACGGCAAGAGCGAGCTCGCCACCATACGCTATCCGGTGTGGCGGCTGGAGCGTGAGCCTTCGCTGCGGGTTGTCGTCGGCTGCTACAACCAGACCTTCGCCAACCATTTCGGCCGGCGGTCGCGTCGGCTGGCGGAATCGCGGAGCCTGATGGGCCCGGACCGGAAGGCTGCCGCGGAGTGGGAGACCCACGGCGGCGGGTCCTACCTCTCCTCGGGCGTCGGCACGGTCCCGATGGGCCGGGGCGCCAACCTGATCGTGATGGACGATCCGGTAAAGAACCGCGAGGAAGCGGAGAGCCCGGCCTACCGGGAGCGTGTGTGGGACTGGTACGGCGACCTCTACACGCGGCAGGAACCTGACTGCGCCATAGTGCTCATCCAGACGCGCTGGCACGAGGACGACCTGGCCGGCCGCATCCTCGTTGCGCAGGCAGAAGGCGGCGAGCGGTGGGAAGTGCTCAACCTGCCGGCGCTGGCGCTGGCGAACGATCCACTCGGCCGGCAGCCGGGCGAGGCGCTCTGGCCGGCGCGGTATGACGCGGAGAAGCTCGAGGTGACGAGGGCCACGCTGGGGGGATACGTGTTCGAGGCACTTTACCAGGGCAACCCCACGCCCCGCGAGGGCGCGTTCTTCAAGGTCGGCCGCTTCCAATACTGCGACGTCGGCGATTTGCCGGCCAAGCGGCGCCGGGTGCGCTCCTGGGACCACGCGGCGACCGAGGGCGGCGGGGACTACACGGCCGGGCTGCTGATGTCGCGCTCGGATGACGGCCGCTACTTCATTGAGCACGTGCGCCGCGGGCAGTGGTCGGTGGGGGCCCGGAACGATGAGATCGTCGCCACGGCCGGGCAGGACGGCCGGGAGGTGCAGATCACCGGGCCGCAGGATCCTGGTTCCGCGGGCGTGGAGGCTGCCGGCGCGTTCTCGCGGATGCTGGCCGGCTACCGGGTGCGGACCGTGCGGGTGACCGGGCCGAAGGAGATCCGTGCCGAGCCGTTCGCCGCCCAGGTCGAGGCAGGGAACGTGTGGATCGTGTCCGGCGGCGCCTGGGTGCCGGCCTTCATCGAAGAATGCCGGACGTTCCCAAACGGCACGCACGACGACCAGATCGACGCGGCATCCGACGCGTTCACCGCGCTGACGCACCGGGCGGGCTACATCCCCGGAGTAGCACTGGGAGCCCCACGGGGCGCAGTATGAACCAGGCGTGTTAGAATACCAACAGCACGCCTCGCCGGTTCACTCCCTGCGCCTATGAGCCTCCTCACCGCCATTCGCGATCTGTTCATCGAGAAGGCTCCAGCCGCGAAAGCCGCGCCGGTGGCAATCACGCTTTCCGGCCGCCCGTCCTACGCCGGCGCCTTCGGGAGCTTCGGCGCGTTGCCGCGTGACCAGAGCTTCCAACTCCTCGATTCCTTCTGGCGGAACATCCCGCCTCTGAAGCAGGCCGTCTCGGTGCTCGCAGGTTTCGCGGGCTCGCCGGAGTTCCTCTGCCAGAGCGACAGCGACACGCTGGAACTGAACACGTGGGCGAAGACGGTTGCCTACGGCCACGCGGGCTCCGGCCTCTGCACGTGGGTTGACGACATGTGCGGGCAATCGCTCCGCTACGGCTACGCAGTCGGTGAGGCGGAGATCGATCCTGCGCGGCGTGAAGTGCCCCGCCTCTGGTCCTACGCATCCGGCCAGTGCGGCTTTCGGAGCGATCCCGGCGGCGGGCTGCAGGTGCTCCAGCAGAAGCCGAGTGTCGGCCTGCAGCCGCTCAATCCCGAGACGGCGGTGAGCCTGACGCACGATCCCACGGCCTGCGGGCCTTACGGAGAAAGCCTCTTCCTGGCAATACCGACGGTGGCCGGGATCTGGATGGACATCCTCCACAACCACCGGCAGACGTGGCGGCGGTCTGGCACGCCGAGCTTCCACGTGAACTGTGTTCTGCCAGACACCCTGGACGACGCGGACGGCTCTATCGGGCAGGCCGTAGTCAACGCGCTCTCCGAGCAGTGGAACGCCGGGATGAAGTCGGCCGTGATCGACGGCAAGGTGCAGGACTTCGTGACGGCGGGCCGTATCACGGTGACCGTCATCGGAGCGGACGGTCAGGTGATGGACATCCAGGTGTCCAAGCGCAACATCATGGAGGAGATCCTGGTCGCGCTGGGCCTGCCGCCTTGGCTGCTCGGCTACTCGTGGAGCACGACGGAGCGCCTCTCCACGCAGCAGGCGGATATGCTGCTCGCGAAGGTCGATACGATCCGGCGCGAGCTCGAAGCGCCCATCCGGTTCGTGACGGATCTGCGGCTTCGGCTGCAGGCGCGGCGCGTCCCCTACGAACTGGTGTGGCCGGATGTCAACCTGCAGGACGTGCTCCAGACGGCGCAGGCCGAGGCATTCGCGGCGACGGCGGCCCTGAACCGGCAGCGAGTGAACCGGCAGCGGTGGGCCGACGGGATCTACACCCAGGAGCAGTACGCCGAGGAAGAGACCGAGTCCCCGGCGGTGGCGGTCAGCTACGACGGGCCGCAGGCGCTCCCCGGCGGGAACGCGGGTGCGGTGCCGGGGCAAGCGCAACTCGCGGTGCTGACGGACGTGGAGAAAGAGGCGCGTGGCGAATATCCCGACCTGTGGGAGCGGGCCACGTGCAACGGGAGACACTGAAGTGGCACTGCCGATGGAACCCGGTCCGATCAGGGCAGGCGGATGACGTATGGCCGGACGGTGGGCACCTGCCTACGGAAGAACGCGGCTGATCCATGAGCATCCAGGAAGCACAGGCGCACGAACAAGCCGCGAGGAACCCCAACAATCCGCCTGCGGTCCGGAGCGCGGCGCTTCTGGATGCTTGCCAGCGATACCACGAAGCACCGAGCCGGGCAGATGCGAAGCGTCTCGTGGTTGAGTTTGAGGACGCCGACTGGCTCCTTCCGATCGTGAAGAACGCGATTCAGTGGTTCAAAACGCAGGAGTAGAGCTAATGGGCCGAATGTATACGATCAGTTTCGAGGGAGTGGCCGTCACGGCCCAGGTGGACTTTTTCGAGATCACTCCCGCTGACGACAAGCCGGTAGCGGTCCACGGGATACTGCTCTCGCAGTCGTCTGATGTGGGGGATGCTGCGGAAGAGATGCTCCGGGTTGAATTCATCCGGGGGCACTCCACGGGTGGTTCTGGCGGCGCAGCGCCTACACCTATCCCGCTGGACCCGAATGATACGGCGGCTGGTCTGGCGGCAGAGACGAACAACACGACCATCGCCAGCGTCGGAACCCCGGTGGTGCTTCTCGCGCTGGCGTTCAACATCCGGCAGGGCCTGGAGCACTATTTCCCGCCCGAGTGTCGGCCGAAAGTCAGCCAGGCGAATACCACGCTGGTTGCCCGGCTTATGGCGGCTCCAGCCGATTCACTGACCATCTCAGGCACGCTGTTCGTGGAAGAATTGTAATGAAATGCGGCGCCCGCCGGTTTCGATAAGATGGCCGAAGCGGCGGCGTAAGTGGTTTCCGAGACCGCGCCGCCGCTTCAGTGCGTTTGCGGCTCCTCCGGTCTGGGATCCGCAGACTGTTGCGGGTCTCCTCGCCAATCTGGACGCCACGCAGGGCACCTATACCGACGTAGCCGAGACGATCCTGGCTACCTCGGACGCCACCCAGGTCAAGGGGTGGCGGGATTGGGTCAGCGGGGCTGATTTCAAACTCCAGGCCGCTGGCACGGCGACCGGGCCGGCTCTCAAGACGAGTGTCTCCCCGACGAGCCTGAACGCCCTGCGCTGGAACGGCACCTCCAACATCCTGATTTGTCAGCTTCTGGCGCTGGCGACCCTGTTCCGTGGGACCACCCACGACTTCACGATTTTCTGGGCACTCGGCGCAATCGGTGCCAACGCCATTGTCCAGAGCTGGAACCCGGCAGCCTCAAACGTCTCCTACGGCTACTGCAAAACCAGGGACTCGACATACTCGCCCAACGCACAGACGATCTTCCGGGACTACGATGACGCCGTTCCCGCGCACGATAACGTGGCTATCGCGACTGGCTGGCACATCGTCTGCGCGTCCTACTCCGCATCCACCGGGAACGTCACGATCTACACGGACTCGGATGCGGGAAACGCGCATTCGACCACGGAAGGCGCTAACTCGTCGGCCGGCATTGATCAGGTCGTTCTGGGCGGGATCGTGCGGCCAGCGGCCCCGAACGGCCAACTTTTCGGCGCGTTTGATCTGGGACAACTGCTGGTCTACAACGTCGCATTGTCCGATGCGGATCGGATTTACGTCCGGAACGGGCTGGCAGCGAAGTGGATCGGGGTGCCGGATGCGCCGACCGGGGTCACGGTGCGGGCCTGCTATCGATCACACTTGATCACCTGGACCGCAGGGCTGGGAGCCCAGACCCATACGGTGCAGCGGAGCCTGGACGGGGCCACCGGCTGGACCACGATTGCCACGGGGCTGACGGCCACGTACACCTTCGACATGGGCACGGATCAGGCGGGCGGGCACCTCGCGGACAGCACGATCTATTACTATCGCGTTTACAGCACGAACACGGCGGGCAATTCGGCCAATTCGAGCGTGGCGAACGGCACAACGCTGGCCGTGCTGGATGACCCCACGGATATCGCGCCCACCACTGCCTATTGGTGCACCGAGGACCTGGGCGCGGCAGGCTCCTCGATCACCAGTTGGGCGGATCGTGGGTCGGGATCCAGTCGAGCGCTGGCGCAGGGAACGGCGGGCTTCAAACCCGTAGTCGCGACCAACGGCAACGGGGGAACTGCGACTAAGGTCTGGGATCTGGACGGCACAGACGACTGGCTCTCCTGCGACGCCATCGGTTCCGTGTTCATGACCGAGGTCTCGTTCGCGATGGTCCGCAAGCTGGGCTCAATGGCCGGCCGGACTGGGAACGAGACGGACTTCATCGCCGACAAATCCGGCACAGATACGCCGACGTTCGACGAGTATGTGAGCAATCCATCGAATGTGATGGTCCACTGTGACCAGCGGACTGACGGCTCCGTGGAAGAGTCCCTCGGCTGCTGGGAGCGGGATACTGCATCCTACCATGTGGCTGGGAGCTGCAAAGATGCGGCCGGGAAAGGGCAGCTCTTCCTGGATGGAACGCTCACCCAGGAAGTGACGTTCAGTAGCGGGGCGGTGATGACCGCCAACATGTTCACGGTCGGGGCGCACCGTAGAACCAGCACGACGGGCTGGATGTTGGCGACCTGCGGAGATGTGGTCGTCTACCCATACCGGCTGAACGCCACGCAGTGGGGGTATCTTCAGACCCTGCTGAGTGCGCGGTTCAACACGGCGGCATCCCCGGGCGCGGATCCATTGCAGTTCGTATCGGGAGTGGTGGCATCTCACCGGTCCGATGCCTTCCTGGCGGCTGCGGGGGGCACGCTGGCCGACGGAACCGCGGTGACGGACGTCGCGCCGCGCACCGGGTATCTCTGCGAACGCACAGCGGGCGGGGGCACGATCACCTACGAGACCGCTGAATCGCCTACCGGCAAGCCGATGACGAAGCTCGGCGCCGGAGCGGTATGGCTGGAGAACACGCCGGGCCAGATTGCGGGTAAGGTGACGGGCGGTGGAGCCTTCAAGCTCTGGTGGGTGGCGAAGGCCACGAGTTTGAGCGGCTCAGCGCAGTCGTTCCTCTCACTGACCAGGAACGGGCCGACGAACGCGTTTCTGACGGTCCGGGTGAAGGCGGGCCCCGTCTATGAGATCGAGACCCTGGACGACAACAGCATGTCGTACTCCACCTCGGGCGGGGCGCCGGATACCAACATCCACGCCTTCGTGCTGGATTACAATGGCACCGAGGCGGTCAGGCTCTATGTGGATGGAACGTTGGTGATCACGCATACGATGTTCCCGAACACGCTCTGGACCTTCCTCCGCTACGTCTTCGGCTGCCTCTACCGCGGCAGCGTGTCAGAGCAGTTTTCCGGCCTGGAGGTAGGCGAGGATGGGATCGCAACCGGAACGCTGTCCGATGCTGACAGGGCCTCGATCTTCTCGTATGCGGTAACCTATTGGGGGACTCCGACGACGGCCACTGGTCATCCGGCATTGCGGCGGTGGGGTGGGGTGCGATACATGGCGCCGGGTCCGATTCCGGCGGGAAGGGGCTGGTAGATGGCGCATTCTCCTGGCGACGCACACGAGGAGCCGATCTACGGCGCCCACTATCGCGTGGTATTCCCGATGCTGGATGCGGACGGGGACCTGGTGGCAGGGGCTACCACACCCGACTCCGAGGTGAGCATCGACCAGGGCACCTTCGCGGACTGCACCAACGAAGCGACCGAGATTGCCACCAACTCGGGGATGTACTACCTGGATCTGACCGGCGCAGAGATGACCGGGAAGTGCATCGCCGTCATCGTAAAATCTGCCACCGCGGGGATGAAGACGACGCCGCTCACCTTCTACCCGAAGCGTCTCAAATCCATCGCAGCGGGGACGGCGCAGGCGGGCGGGGCTTCCACGATCACCCTGGCGGCGAATGCGATCCTCAAGGACGGCAGCCTCGACGGCTGCTATGTGCTGATCACCAACAACAGTCCGGCCGGGGCGCAGTATCAACTCCGCAAGATCATCGGATCGATTGCCTCTACCCAGGTCGCCACCGTCGATAGTGCCTGGGGGACGAATCCCTCATCGGCCTCGACGTATGACATCCTCGCCCCGGAGACAGCCAACGTCGCGGCCTGGGGCGGGACCGCTATGCCGACGATGACGACGGCAGGCCAGCCTGATGCGAACGTGGTCGCGATGGCAGCGAATGTGGTGACAGCCTCGGCCATTGCGGACGGAGCCATCGATGCCGGAGCCATCGCGGCTGATGCGATCACCGCAGCCAAGATCGCGGACGGAGCCATCGACGCGGCCACCTTCGCGGCTGGAGCAATCAACGCTGCAGCCATTGCCGCTGATGCCATCGGTGCTTCCGAACTCGCTGCCGACGCGGTGGCTGAAATACAAAGCGGACTCGCTACTGCGGCGGCGCAGGTAACGGCTCAAGCGGACCTGGACGACATCCAGACGAGGCTCCCCGCCGTACTGGTTTCCGGCCGGATGGATGCTTCCGTCGGGGCGGTCGCCGCGAATGCCATCACGGCAGCCGCTATCGCCACGAACGCCATTGACGCCGACGCGCTGGCGACTGACGCGGTGACCGAGATTCAGGCGGCGGTTGCGGCGGGCGCAGTGGCCTCGGTCACGGGTGCCGTGGGGAGCGTCACGGGCAATGTCGGCGGTAACGTCGGCGGCAGCATCGGCTCCCTGGGGGCACAAGCGAAGCTGGATGTCAACGCCGAGGCGGATACCGCGCTTTCCGACTACGGCGCCCTGAAGCCCACCGTGGCGAGCAGGACGCTGGACGTCACGGCCACTGGGGAGGCGGGTATCGATTGGGCCAACATCGGGGCG